CACCGCCTTCAGCGTCGCCGCCTGCCCCACCCCCGCCCCTGTGACGGTCACCATCGGCTCCGCCATTGTCACATTTAAAAGTGCCCTCTGATTCTTACGGTTTTCCCAGATATTCAATGCTTCTTGGCGTGTTTGCCCTAGAATATTATTCAACATCGGTGCGTGCTTGCTCTCAACGACGCTACCGGATATAGTGTCTATGAATTTGTATGCAGTAAATCTCTTGATTCTGGCCTTTAGATCATCGCCCCCAACTTGCGCGCACTCGCCCGAACCCTTTGATATTAACTCATAATATAAATCCCCGTCCCATACCGTTGCGTCAGAGACTCTTATACCTACACAATCACTTCTAGCATTACATTGTCCAATCGCCATAAATGGATCGCGCGTGGGTGCAGGGCCGTTCGCCATTGGGGTTCCACAGTACCCCTCTGTGATTGAATATGATGAAACAGATAGACTATTATTGTCAGGATTCTCATATATAGTTTCGGTTACAGATAAAAATGGAGGGAAAGGGCTCATATTGCCACTTTCCCATAAAAATTTTTCTGTATTTTTGATAACGTTAGAAAGATACTCGTTCATTTCAGTGGACAAGTTGTTTTCGACTCTTTGATAAACTCTTCCATACGGGGATTTTTTTTTAGAAATAGAATTAGATTTTCTAAGTAAAATTCTATTCTCACTTGTAGAACCTCGTGAGTTAATATTTATATTGGGGTCATCTTTGGAAAAGTTATAATTTTTGTTAGTATATTTCATTTATATTAAGTATATTTAATTTTTTTTAAAAAAATAAATTAAATTTACTTATTTTTAATATTATGAAATGTTTTGAATTGAATTTATCTCATCTTAAAATTCATATTTTTGCATTTACCCCTTAATTGAAGATGGACACCGTATATGATAAGGATGGACATACCAAGAGACCAAATGCCTTCTAAAAACGCCGACGCGTTAGTGTGTACGTAGTCTTTCTCTCCATTAGAATACATACCTCCGTCGGTAGTAGATGGAACTTCCTTCATTAAACCTACTACCAATATATTTACAATTATAGATGAAAAGAATATACCAAAACCATAGGAAAGTGGTATATTAAAACAGTTAGAATACCAAGCTGCTAACGCAGTTGGAAACATTACTAGAAGGGCGAGACTTCCTAAAAGATGTATAGGCCATAGAAACTTCATTACAATTTAATTTATTATTACATTTGATTTTTTTTATTTTTTTATTTAATTACCTCTAATTATTGAAAAAACGTTTTTGAATATCCAATACCAGAAGTAAATTATACCAATCACCATGAGCATCATAAATATAGATGTTTTTTTTTAAATATTCAAATTCTTTTTCAGACATCAAGAGACTAATTTATCTTGATATCTTCATTCAGAATTCTAGGTGTAATTTATTTAGATAGTCGCGGGAAACACAGTGGATCATCCGAACCTAGAATTTCCCGGCTTTGAGGATCATCCGAAGCCAGCGATAGACATTTTCATCGTTCTTGTCTTTGGCGCAGGCTTCGACCCGGATCATCCCCATTTCATTTTCACATTTTTTTTAGGTCTAGATTTAGGTTTAAATTTTCTTTTTAGATCACTAAGAAGTCTTTTAGAAGACTTGTATTTACGTCCTTTTTTAGAAACATATGTAAGGTTAATACCTTTCTTTTGACATCTAATTTGCAGTCTTTTAAATGCCTCTGCTCTCATTTCTAACTGTTTTCTTGTTAACTTCATACGCTTTCCTCTTACTACTTTAGTAACGGGGACACCTACTGATTTTAATTTGGCTTTTAGAACTCTTGTAGATGTATTTCTGATTGAAACCTTAGGTTTTTTACCGAATTTTAATGGCATGCGCGGCGGGCTGCGCGCCGCGCGGAGCGGCGGAGACCCGCGGACAGGTCTTTTTGAAATTGGAGTAGCAAACGTGGGCAAGTACGCCTCTCTCACTTTCTGGGCATAGTTAAGACCACTCTGGGCAACCTTTTTCGCCATTTCGATAGCATCTCGAGTCGGAGTAAATTCGACACCTTCTTGTTGGAGAAACATCAATTCGCTCGCAACAAGCTGATCATTTATTTCTTCATCAGTCATATACACATACAAGCCATAGTTTATAAGATTTTGCCTTTCCTTACTCTCAATAGCTTCATAAAATGAAAACTTACTAAACAATGAACATATCTCGCTACTTAGAATATCGAATGATATATACAACTTATTATAAGTTTTTGAATCTAAAAAACTTACTATTTGTAAAAAATCGCCCATCGTTTTAAATACACTGTATTTGTAATGATTTTCACCCTCACGTGTTGCCCTCTGAGTAAGTTTTTCAACACTATTATTGTTTAAATCATTGCTTATGTTAATATCACTACAGTCCTTATTAAAATAACTGGTTACATTTAAAGTTACTATTATTTTATCCCCAGATTTAGTTGATTTTAATCCGCAATCTACTATATTCACGGGTTGTCCATTTACAGTACAATAAATATTATAATTAGTATCTTCAATTTTATTAATATCTCCTACAATCTCAGCTGCAATTAAGGTTTTTTGTAGTTTATCTTTAGTTGCTGCATCATATTCACTCGAGATGTCTTTTACAAATAATAATTCATTATAAGATTCGCAACGACTAGCCTTTCTTCTTGATTGTTCTAATATAGAGCTATATATGGGTATCAAAGATGATGAATTCGAAGTTGCATCAACTCTTAGTTCAACGGGTAAATTATTATCGTACGATCTATTTATTATTTTAACCATTCTTATTATAGAATTATCACCTGTGCAATCTCCTTGACCTATATTTTTCAGTGGTACAGTACTTAGTCCGAATAAATTTAATATTCTTTTTGAAATAGATTTTGAATTTGATTCTGTTGAGAAATATTTATGATTTATGGTAAACAGCTTAATATTATCATTTCTAATTAGCTTCTCACATACATCTACTAGATTATACACATTCAAATCGTTTTTCAGCTCTACTGTAAGTTGGGTAACAAATTTTAACATATCGTCACTTTTTGCACCGAAGCCCCGACTTCCACAAAAATCATGCACGGCGTCGCATGCCATTAATATTCTAAAAAGTCCGTAAAAAATCTCCGATTCATTGTGTCCTACTGAATCAGCTATTCGATTTAATTTTCTTTGCCTTCCAAAACGCTCCGTATATGTTTTATATAAATCTACTTTCATATATACAATAAACCAAATATTTTAATTTCAGTTAATTAGTGAAAGTCCACTCGTAGTAGTACCTGATTTGACCCGGTCTTTTGAGTTCGTCATACTTAAAAAACACATATGATTCATCACACAATAGACGAAGACTATTTTCAAACGGTATCAACATAGTTTCTTCGCGGATGAATTTAGGGTTTTCAACTATGAGCTTAGCATTTAGAGCTCTTTTTTTGGGATCAAGTACAAACAATGCCATATATTTAGGCTCATATGGACCACATTTTGAATCATCTGGATAGAATCCAAAATAAAAATACTCATCTGATGTATATAAATTTGAAGCCTGTTTCATTCTGAGACATTCCGTGCAATAATGTTCATCATACAACTCGGTGTCATTTCTTCCCATATGTAAAAGCCAATTTTGAGCCCATGCATTTCCATTTAGATTTGTTAAAAGTTTTAGTTCACCTCCCGAAGGAGGTGTTAAAGACTCTATAAAATCAGTATTATGACCTTTACATTTTATAATATCATATCTATTACAAATGCCTATTTTAAAGAATGGATAAATACGGGGATTGACAATAAAAGACAATAAAGGTATGAATAAAGAGAACATTCTATTTTATATTATGTTTATGTATTTTTTATTTAAATGCTTTCCAAAATCTTAACAACTTTATTGATTGTTGGGATACATACATCTACAATCTGTGATATCTTTGATTTAGACGGCTGTTTAAGTTTTAGTTCATTTTTTATTACATAAAATAGAATACCCGCTGTGATAGATTTCGGTGTTACAGAATCTAACCTGTCTTTGTTTTTTGTATAGATTTCATTACAGATGTGGATTGTTTTAAAAGGCAGATCTAAATTGTTACAATATTTTGCAAAAACATCGCTATCTTTATTATCTTCTTTCTTTCTCCCCAGGTATTTATAGGCTGGAACATTCTGCATTATCTCTAAGAATATTTTTTCACCTTTTAGAAAACCTTTCTGATTATTAGGACCATCTGTTATTTCAATTAATTTAGAACGATTAATTGATATGTTATTTTGCATAGATGAAAAATACAAACATGCCGCTATAAGCCCAATTCTAACTGAAGCCCTAGTCAATTTTCCCGACTCCATGCACACATGCCACATATTTTTTGCAGTTGGTAAAACAATATGAGGCAACGAAAGTAGTGTCCTATAATTTTCAAATTGTTCAGAGACCTTCCAGAATGTTTTTTGTTTATGTGAGAAAGTTTGCTGATAGTGTAAAGTCATTATCAAGGATTTTTTGTTAAAAGAAGGTATAGTCCCCGATTTATCATATGGATTATCAGAAATATTGGCATCACCTCGTTGATTTGAATTTTGAAAAGAACCATCATCTTTTTTATAACTATTCCATTCACATGTTTCTAGTTCTGAGTCAAAAACTTCACCACATTCTAAACATACCATAGCCCGGTCAGAAGGATTATATATTATCTTTGCATGAAGGCAGCACATATTGTAAATTTTATCAACTTTACAATTTACAGTCTCTCTTTCATTGATAATTTTATCTAAATCTTCCCAGGCTAATAACATATCCTCATTCATCTTACAGTAAGCCAATTATAATACAAATTATACAAAATATCTTTAATATAGCTATAAAACCGTAATATTTGCGGAAGAATAGTTAAATTTAATTATATTATACATTCTAATAAACATGGATAACCCGATTGTAATAAAAGACACTAATACTTACTCTATATTTCTAGATAAAACTAAGTCTATATACTCAGTCATTTTAAAAGAAGATAACCCATACAACGAAAAGGAATTTGAAGAATTTTTATTGTATTATAAAAATACATGGGAATACATAAGAGAAAATAAATTAAAATATCATCAGTTAATTAATCTTGCTATAAATGGTGATAATAACAACGAATTACCACTTGATGCATACATTAAATTAATTAAAAATATAACCGAGACTAATGATATATTAAACAGTAACTGTCATTCTATTTGTATATTAACATCTGGTTCTACAAAATGGAAGACTGCTTATGAATTAGCGACTAAGTTATGGAAACCCGCCAAACAAAGACCTTTATTGTTTACAGAGGATTCTAAACACATGGAAGCATTTTTTCTAACTCACAAATTAATGCCTCAATTAGATACCCTGAGTGAATGGGTTGAATGTGAAGATGGTGGTTATGTAAGAAAAAACATGTAAATTCATTACAATAATTAAATTAAATAATATACGGAATATGTACATTATTTAATTTAATAATAACCTAAGTTAATTCGTTTTAATTTACATTATATTACCTACAATCTTTCTACCAGCTGGATGTAATTTTAGAATATTAAGGGCGGCATATATGGTAGAAATGATACCAAATATAATATGAGCCCGCTTTACAAATTTAACGCTATCAGACTGGGTGCTCTTTCTGCATTCGTTATCTAATACACCGACAGCCATCCATACAAAGGCGGCTACTATAAGTGGGAGTACAATTGTGTATAGATTATTTTTTAATAAACCGAAAATCGAGTTTGGGCTAACAGATGACATTATTTTTATTATTAATGATATATTTTTATTTTCAAATAAATGTAATTAAATTTTATTTAGATCATTTTTCCAAAAATCAGACATAGTATAATTTTTATTAAGATTGTATTCTGATTGTATTTTAATTTGAGTACATTTTAGAGAATCTATAGTGTCTTCACTAAAAGAATGTATTTTCATGTCAGTTAGGTATGTGTATGAATTATTTACTTTCATATAAGAAAATTTTTCTAATTGTTCATTTATAAAACTAATCTTCTGTCGGAATACTTTTACATTTTCATCTATTACGTCATTCACAAAATTTATCTTCGCATTTATCAAATTGAGGTCTTTGGACAACTTATCTGAAATGTCTTCCTGTCTTTTTGTATAATATTCACACCTTATTGTCCAAAATCTATAGACAATTTCTTCAGCAGAGTCTATTTTAATTATTTCATTCTTTTCATTAAAAACATGTATATTTTTAGCAGACAACATACTCGTCAATTTTAGTTTCTTTTCAAATTCTCTATTGTCTCTCCAGTTTACTATATTTTCCAGAGGAATCTTGATTTCAAAATGTACATTAGTTTCAGTTGACTTATTATTGTAGTTGTAGATTTCATTTTCTGTTTCCAATTTGTCCAAATGTGATTTGTAATCTTCGGTCCAGGTTCCTATGGGAAGTTCTGTGATAGTCACGGTATTTGATTCGATTTTGTATACACCCCGCGTTATCCATTTATTCTGTTCTATTTTTGTAATAGAACCATTAAATCCTTTATACCATGGCATAAGTTCTTGAATGTCGGCATCTGGGTCTTCTACTAACTTAAGAAGCCTGTCTTTTAGATCATCTGGATTAAAACATGGGATATCTGTTGAAAATCCAGTTCCAATCCCACAAGCACCATTAATAAGAATAAGTGGTAGGGTTGGGACATAAAAAGATGGTTCAATTGAAAATCCGTCTTCATCTAGATAGTTTAGAATAGATGTACTAAAATCTCTAGAATTAAAAAGATTCTTAAAATTCTTTGAAAGATGTGTAAAGATGTACCTAGGACTCGATGAATCTTTCCCACCTAGAAGTCTAGTACCAAATTGACCAACTGGTTCTAGAAGATTCATATTGTTAGAACCTGTATATGTTTGCGAAAGACCGATGATAGTATCTTGAAGACTTGCTTCTCCGTGATGATAACTTGATACTTCCGAAACGTAACCGGCAAGTTGTGACACTTTAATTTCAGAATATAAATTTCTTTTGATACATGCATATATTATCTTTCTCTGTGATGGTTTCAATCCATCTACAAGACTTGGGATAGATCTTACATTATCGGCTATAGAGAAAAGTACAAGTTCTTTGTTTATCAGATCTTTTACTCTTACATTACTCTTTGTATAATCCAGTGTTTTAGGAGACGTAATATTGTCCAAGATCCATTTTTTTCTAGCGTCGGCTTCCGTTTTTGTAAATGCCATATGTAGGTATTTTTCATCCGTATCTGATTCTACCTTGTAGTCGAGAGTCAACATATTTTTAAAATATTCTTTGGCTTCAGATGATGTGCTTGTACCAAGTCCCTTATAGTATTTTACTTTGTATCCACTTATGTTGTTATTTTCTCTCCATTTATTATAATCGCTCAGGTTATAGAAAGGCATTACCATGTCTTTTTTTGATATTTTAATAACTGGGGTAACAAGAGAAGATATGAAATCGATCTTCAAAAGTTCTGGCCAGGAATTACCAATGAAATTCACAAGAAGACTTTTGATGTGAAATCCATCTGTATCGGCATCTGTCATTATAAGTATTTTTCCATATCTAAGTTCGGATACATTCTTGTATTTTTTACCGTTTTGAAGTCCAAGTATCTGTTTGATGTTATTAATTTCTTCATTTTTAGACAATTGTGTATAAGTTGCTGTTCTCGTGTTTAGTAGCTTTCCTCGTAGAGGGAAAACACCATATGTGTCTCTTCCAACCACAGAAAGTCCTGAAATAGCTGTAGCTTTTGCTGAATCACCCTCTGTAAATATGATAGTACACTTTGATGAATCTTTTGTTCCTGCGCGATTTGCGTCATCAAGCTTTGGGATAATAACCCTCGATGTTTTCTTACCATCTGTTTTTTGTAGAGACTTCTTTTCCTTTGCATTAGCCAATGCAAGTACATTTTCTATAATACCAAGCTTTGACACATTCTTAACAAAATCATCAGATGCGTTGAATTTACTTCCAAACTCTGAGACTTTCGTAATGTTCTTTTCTTTAGTCTGAGAAGAAAAAGAGGGATTCTCGATGATACAGTTTATGAATATGAAGAGGTTTTCCCTGATGTAATTTGGTTTAATAGTAAGACTCTTGTGTTTTTCTTGAATAATCTCCGTGATTTTTTTGACGATGGGGACGATTACATGTTCCACATGACTACCTCCATCTGTTGTATTTACCCCGTTTACAAATGAGATACATTGAAATCCGTTTTCAGAAGGTGCAATAGCTACCTGCCACCTAGGATTTTCTTGAATAACTCTAGGGCAGTTCTTTTTAGGACCGATATACATAGAAATGTATTCGGAAAAATCTTTTACATTTAGTTTTTTATCATTGTAATATACATCCATACCCTTTGGTGTGATAGCACACATATCGAATACTCGCCTGATTAGAATACTTTTAGTGTCTTCATTTATACAATGAACACCAAATCGTTTAAAATCTGGCTTGAATGTGATTTTGGTGTATTCTTTAGAAGATTTTCCTAGTTTTGGCTTAAGAATATTACTTAGATTTTTTTCAAACGTCTGTGTGTATTTTTTACCAGAAGATGCTGTCTCAACTGTAAATGTATCAGAAAAGATAGCCGCGAGTTTAGCACCAAGCCCATTAAGACCGCCTGTTGTCCTTTTCTTGGAGTCATCATGGTTGCTTGTAGTAAGAAGATTTGCAAAAATAAGTTCCGGTATGTAAATACCATACTCTGGGTGAATCTCGATTGGTATTCCGGAATCGTTATAAATTGTTAGCGTGTCTTCAGAGATCCAAACCTTTATACATGACATGTTTTTATTTCTTTGACGTTCATCCGACGCATTTGTCAAGATTTCATCAAAAATCTTGAAAATTCCCGGATTCCATCTGCATGTCTTAATTGATGCAGTGTTAGTATCTTGATTTACAATCCAGCATTCAGATGTTACATCTGACGTGTCCCCCACATACATACCAGGTCTTTCTAAAACATGTTCTATTTGGGTATATTTTTTGTATTTTTCAGCCATAATTTGATGCAGTGTAAAGTAACTGATTTTAAAATGTATTTTATTTTTAAACCAGTTATTTTTCTGTAAAATTTTATCACAATTACTCTAATCGTTTGATGGATATAGAGTCTTGAGATTATGTATCATACTATTAATCTGATCGGGTGTTCTAAGTCCTACAAATTGGGTTTTATTATTTTTATACTTTATTATAGTAGTTGGTATATTATGGATTCTATTTTTAGATAGAAATTCTTCGAAGTCATCATTTTCTACATCTACAGTGTACGTTATAGAATTTGACATATGTATCAATGTTTGTTCTAGTTGTTTACATGGGAGACACCATTCTGTACCAAATTTAATAAATACAATAGTTTCCCCAAAATCAATACTCTCTATGTTATTATAAGAATCTACACTATTAATCAATTGTGCTATCTCCATTATTATATTATATATTATTTATTTTTAAGTTATATTTAAATTTAAAAAATATACACTCTTTTTAATACATCTTTTGCAATATGTTTCTTTCTAAATTTGACTTTTATAGATTTGATATACAAGCCGTAGTGATAATTATATCAGTTGTATGTTTATGCTTAGGTGTAAATAAATACATAGAAAAGGATACCCCAGATGAAAAGAAAAATAACGAGACTTTAATTTTCTTAGGAGGTATAATTCTAGGTTTTTTAATTAGTTTAGGTCTCTCATACGCAACTCTAGAACCTGATAATTTAGATACGTCTGATTATTATAATTAATAATATTTAGTTAAATTATTATGTCTATTAGTCTATCAAAATTTAATCCTCGTAAAATAGAAGAAAAAAGACTAACAGGTTCAGGTCCTGCAACTTGCGTTTTTATAGGAAAAAGAGGAACAGGTAAGAGTACATTAGTTGCGGATATATTATATCGTCTAAGAAATATTAATGCAGGCGTTGCTATATCTGCAACGGAAGATGGAAATGCCTTTTACTCTAATTTTATACCTGAAATACTTATACATTCTGAATATAAACCAGAGATTATACAACAAATTATAACTCGTCAAAAAAAAGTAATAGATGGTAAGAAAAAGGAAACCGATAAAGATGTATTTGTTTTATTAGATGACTGTATGTACGATAAACGCATGATAAAAGATCCTAATATAAGAGGTATATTCATGAATGGTCGTCATTGGCGAATTACATTTTTATTAACAATGCAATATTGCATGGATTTACCCCCAGACCTTAGAACTAATATTGATTACATATTCATTCTCCGTGAAAATATTATACAAAATCAACAAAAGTTGTATAATAATTTCTTTGGTATATTCCCACATTTTTCAGTTTTTCAAGACGTACTTAATAGTTGCACAGAGGGTTATGATTGTTTAGTTTTAGATAATACATCTAGAAGTAATAATATAACAGATTGTGTTTTTTGGTATAGGGCCACCCCGGACCGCAAATTCAAAATAGGCTCTAAAGACCTATGGAATTATTGTAAAAAGAATTATGATGCCAAAAAGGCTAAAGATGTCCCAGAATATGACGTCAAAAAGATGAAAAAGAAGAATACTCCTTCCGTAAGTGTTAAGAAATTAAAGTAACTTATTTTTTACGGCTGAGTTTGTATTTGTATTTGTAAATAGCTATAACTACAATTAATATAATTATAAGATATAACGCCAATTTTATATATAAACTTGGTGTTTTCTCAATTGAATCGTATAATTCTTTTTTAGTTGTATTAAACCAATTAATACATACAATATGAGGAGGACAAATATTGAACCAATGGGTAAACATTCTAATGTCTATAGGATATGCACTGTAGGTGTACCTTAAATTACAATTTGTGTCTTGAATAGCCGTAGAATTTTTAAGTGAAAATGTATATGTACCCATAATCGGATGAATTTCTTCTTTAGATCCTCTTAATAATACATTTCGCGATTTTTCCCACAATTCAGGGAATTGTCTTTCAGTCTCGTTAATCTGAGTCTTTGTGAGTGGATAAGGGGTATGTGGGTTTATTAAATTTAAATTATCTGAATTGTAAAGTTTTAAAGTACGTTTAATTGTCTTATTCCAGATATTATTAGTTCCATAAAATTGTTCCATGAGTTGAATAACTGTTTTTCCTTCGTCTGTAAAAAATAAATCACGCGTTACCTCTCTTACTACATAAAAGTCGTCGTTGAAATAAAGAAAATGTTCTGATAAACCAGGTATTTTATGTAATGATGATTCGATTGATACAGAATTAAATACAGGTCCTAATCCCATTTCGGAATGATCTATTAGTATTTCATTTTTTGTAATACAGTCAGGAGTCTGTTGTTGTGTAACAATAAATACATTACGAACCCATGTCATATTCTTACGAATAAGTTTTAAACATAATGAAAGTTCTGAATCAGGTGGAGCACATTCTGGACTCCATCTTTCCGATCTTTTAAAAGGCTTTTTAAGAGTATTTTCATATCTATTTATCCACGCTTCATCTGTTGTATCTACCCAAGTAATAACAACATCAACTGGGAAAGAATCGGGGTTATCCATTACATTACATTATGTATTTATTAAATTACTAAAAAAAATACATATTACAAAAGTTAATAAAAGTTAATAGAATATCTATTACACATATTAGATTAACTAACTATAATGGACATCAATTTTGCAGACTTTTCTATAATCCCAGAAGACTTAGATAATGTTTCCTTCATTTAGAATTAATTTATTTTTTATTGTTTTAAATTCCTCTTCTGATGTATTTTTAATAAATTCATGAACGATTTTTTTAACTAGAGTATCTTGCCATGAAGTTTCTTTATTTAAATTGAAAACTCTATTATAACCACATTCCCCATAATAGCTTATCCAATCATCCTTCTTAGGTTTAGTAATATACTCAGATATTTTTTCCGGATCGTTCATTTTTGAAAAATCAACATAGGGTCTTGGAGTTCTATCCTGAAATAAATCAGTTTTATCTTTAGTTTTACCCATGGCAGTGTGATATTGCGAATATTTTATTTCATAATATCCTGACTTTATCTTCGGTCTTAAGCAAAAAATTAACGGCTGATTAATATCCAAATTTCCTATAGTTGAACCGGGGATGATCTTATGTTTTTTTTGTCCAGATTTTAATTCAATTTTGCGTGTTAAAACACTTTCATCAGGAAATATAAATCTAATAGTTACATCAGGTGCTATACAGTAAATGGTTACATTTATATAATCGGGGTATTCTATTTTTATTTCATCCCACGCCTCTTCACAACAACTACAAGCTATTTTAGAAAAATCACTTTCAAGATTAGCTTCACCATTACTCCATTTAGCTATTTTCAATTTTTCTTGACTTTCAAGTATTTTTTTTGCTGTATGAGAAGTTAGCTTATAAAGAACATCGTCGTCCATATTTGATGAGTATTATTTATTTATCATAATATTTCTTTAATTATTGTATTTTTTCGTAATATTTTTCGTAATATTTTTAAGCGAAATGACTTTTATATAATTCATAGACTTTATCAGCTATTAAATAACCCAATAAAGGAGGAACGGCATTTCCTATATACTTATATGCAATCATATTCTTTTTTTTACTAAACACATAGTCTGGGGGGAATGTTTGAATTAATCCTGCCTCTCTAACTGTTAATCTTCTTTCAATCATAGTTTTTTCATTAATATTTATCTTACTATTAGCATACCTACGAAATTCAATATTTCCATGATGTTCAGCCCTCATAGTAGGAGCAAATGAATTAAGATTAATTTCTGTTTGCCCCTGTCCTTTTTCAAGTTTTTTTGCCTTTGAATATACCATCTGAGAAATATCGTCTGTAATATCAGGTTCTTTAAGATGGTCAAAATATTTTCCAATACTACATTCGGTTTTATTTTTTGTAATTATATTCCACCCTTCAATAAGATTTACATTTTTTTCTTTTAAAATTCCCATAATTATAACCCTCTTACGAGTTTGAGGTATTCCAAAATCAGGGCAATATATAATTTGGTAATCGACAACATATCCTAATTCCGAAAAATCTTTAATGATTTGTTTAATAGGTTCATTTTTCATAGTAATTAGACCATATACGTTTTCGGCAACAAAAATTTTTGGTTTCACAATTTTAACAACTTTAACAAAACTTTTATACAATGTTCCTCTACTATTTTCTTTTTCAATTTCTACTTTTTCTTTTAGGTCATGTCCTTTGTTACTTTCAAACCCCCTTCGTTTTCCCGAATGTGAAAAGTCCTGACATGGAAATCCTCCAATAACTATATCTGCTTTTGGAAATTGAAAGTTTTCTGAAATTAATTTATAAATACTTTCCATATTATAGTTTGAATTATTGTTATTAAATCCAAATACTTCCTTTGCCCCTTTAAGTATATCATTTTGAAATATACATTCAAAATTGTTTTTTTTCAATATAATAAAATTATTTATAGCGTATGGTTTATCTATAAATTCTTTATTTACTATTGAATCCTTATGTACAATCACTTGACCATCAAATCCCATATCCATACCACCAATTCCAGTAAATAACGAAATAACTTTTAATTTATCTTCATTCATTACATTATATTTTATATATTATTTTCTTAAATGATTTAAAAATTAAATACATACAAATTTAATTACTAGTTTTATGGACAAAATCAATGAATTAAAATCAATTCCTATGCATGAACAGCGTTCTGATGCGTGGTTTAAACAAAGAGAAAACAAATTGACATCAAGTGACGCAGGTACAGTTCTAGGCTTGAATCCTTATCAAAAACCAAAAGAAGTGCTTTTTAAGAAGTGTGGTCATGACCCAAAGCCATTTGTTGGTAATATTGCTACTCGTCACGGTCAAAAGTATGAAGACGAAGCTATTGAAAAGTATTGTAAACTAACTGGTCAAAAGAGTTACGAATTTGGTCTTATTGCGCATGAGGATGTCCATAAATCCGATGAATATCCATGGCTTGCTGGTTCGCCAGACGGTATTTCTATTAGTGTAACAGATCCTAATGCAAAGCCTATTCTATTGGAAGTTAAGTGTCCTTATAAGCGAAAGATTATCCCAGGAAAGATTCCAGAGTATTATTATCCTCAGGTTCAGTTGAATATGTTCATTTGCGGACTAGAAGTTTCTGATTTTATTGAATATTTCCCCCCGAAAACTATGAGTATTGTAAGAACTTACATTAATCATAAGTGGCTTAAGAAGAATTTGCCTATTCTAGACAGGTTTTGGAAGGATGTAGTTCATTACCGTGAAGTGGGAATTAAATGTCATCCCCAATTTAAACTTCCTAAGAGAGTTCTAGATATTACATCAGAAGACAATTCAGACGTTTCACCCGTTAATCTTACTGAATGTCTAATAGTCGATTGATTCAGATGAATTTAATTTCGTTTAATAGTTTAAAAGAATAAAATATATAATTATAAATGGGAATTAGAGGATTAAACGCCCTTATCAAAAAGCATTCACCTGACAGTATAACGCAAAATGACATTCGAAAGTACTATGGTAAAATTGTAGCCATAGACTGTAGTATACTACTTTATAAATTTAAATATGCATCAAATATAGAAAATTCTCATCTAGTTGGTATAGCAAATAGGGCAAAATTTTATGTAATGAACGGAATTCTACCTGTTTTTATATTTGATGGAGTTCCTCCTGAAGCAAAAAACATAACTCTAGAAAAGAGGCAGGCTATTAAACAAAAATTATACCTTCGTTTAGATGAACTTAAGGAAAAAGTCCCTAAAAGTCAGGGCGAAGAAAATGAAATAAATGACGAAATTCAAAAACTACAATCACAGATTATAATCATAAAGAAGTATCACATCGAAGAATGTAAAGAATTGCTAGAAAAATCTGGAATTCCTTACTGTACAGCACCTAATGATGCAGAGAAGTATTGTGCTTTTCTACAAAAAAACAATTTAGTAGATTACACTGTTACAGACGATTCCGATGCTCTTACGTTTGGTTGTCCTTATGTTCTTAAAACAGGTATTAATAAGCAAATAACCGAGATTAATTTAGAAAAATTACTATCAGATATTGATATGCAAATAGATAATTTTGTGGATTATTGTATTCTATCTGGTTGTGATTATACAGAGTCTATACCCTTAATAGGTCCAATAACTGCATTCAACCTTATTAAAAAACACGGGTGTATAGAAAATGCTGTATCATGTGGGGTAAAATTAACCGACAATTTTAATTACAAAATATGTAGAGATATATTCACTACATTTGATTATGAGTTACCCGAACCATTCTCTATGAAAAAAACTGATAAAAATATTTTAATGGAATTTATGAATATACACGATTTTAGAGATAATGTAATTTCTAAATTTATAAAAATTTTAATTTAAATGATTTATTTTTCAATTAATTTTAATTTAATTTCTTTTGTATATATTAAAATAAATATGTCCGACCTTCTTGATCTATATTTTGGCGCCAAGCGCCGCCGCTCGCGCCGTTCACCTAAGCGCAAGTCCCGTCGTTCGCCACTCCGTCGCCGCCGTACCCGTAAAATTTCGAAGGCTAAGACCTCGATTGTAGTAGCTGGTCGTAAGCGCAAGCTTTACAAGGGTAAGACTGGTGCCCTCTTCTACCGTTCCAAGGGTCGCAAGGTCTACGTTGGCAAGCGTCGCACCCGTAAGAGCACCAAGCGCACCCGTCGTCGTCGCTCGAAGAAGCTAAAGATGACTAAATCGGCTATTGCGGCTCGTCGTGCGTACCGCCGTCGCTCGAAGAAGACTACCCGTCGTCGTCGCTCGAAGAAGCTAAAGATGACTAAGGCTGCCATCAAGGCCCGTGCCGCCTACCGTCGTCGTCAGCGTCGTTCGCGTTTCGGTATCTGGTAAAAGTGTAATTTAGTGTGTAGTTTATAGTGTAAATTAAATGTAATAATTAAATCATATTAGTTCTTATTATGAACTTAAATGATTTAGTTAAAATAAAATATTTTTTAATTTTTTAGACTATTTATGTCTTCAATGGTAATATTTTCTTTTTTTAAGTGGAGTATTTTTTCTATTGCCCTGATTGTTGTCGGTATGGTCTTATAGTCAAGGACTTTTATTATATCCATCTTATCATTAAATGTGTCTACATTAACCTCGATTATACACCCACTCTTGTAATTCTCAAGACCTTTAATTGATTTGATATATCCTACACCTTCCGGTGTATTATTTCTAATTTTAGCAAATTGTTTCAATTTTTTAAAATTGGTTGTATATATATTTACATCTTCATCGTCGTCTTCGAATAACAGGCTAAATGTAATTTTATCTGCGGGTTTCCATTTAAAACATGAATAATTTACACCCGTTGTAATAGGCAAATTATTTGGTATCATAAAAAACTCTTCATTTTCATTCAATTTCTTATTTAAAATATCTGAAATACATAGGGAATATTTTATAATGTTTAATTTAGGGTCTGATTCCAATGTATTATTTACAAAATATTCTGCTTCAGACATTCTATCTAAATAAGAAAAGGTATTTACTTTATTCCCCCCTATCATAAATACATCACATATTGTAATATTTTCTTCGGTAAACGAAATATCAAATATACTACCATAGAAGTACTCATGATGACAATTTATACACATGTTATACATAATAAAGTCTTTAAGAATTACAACAGATACATTTTCTGCTCTAGAATTTATAAATGTAAATAGTATAGCCCTTTTCGTATCAACTGTATTTTTCTTTGTATATATGTATTTATAATTTTTCAGTTTTGTAAAATGGGTTTTTTCCACATTAACTGATGTTTGGGCTGGGAAATAATAATCGGTTCTTCCCGTCCAATTATTATTAAGTAGGAATATGATTTGTTTTTTATATTCTTCATCAACTATTTCGGATAACATCTATATCAATAACATAATATATAATAGCTCACAGTCTTTAAATAAATTTAAAGGCAATTTATATTATATTTTAATGACTTTTTCTACTAGAGAAGAAACACTTATAAACTTTTTGGTAAATTTCTATAAAAATAAAATGTCACGTCTTCGTGACATAGTTTATCAAAATACTCCTTTAAGCTTGAGATTATTGGATTGGCTCGTAACAAATTATTCAAAAAAATACAATATTATATATCCTTTACATAAATCAAATGGTGATACGATTTATTTTAATATATATCTAGACTATAAAAATCAGTTAAAAGCTTATTCTAAAAAATATTTTGACCCCTTTTGTAGACAGAGAAGAATAATCATAGACATGAATACATTAAAATGGAAAGAATACACACCTGAATACGAAACATTAGATAAAGAGATAGTAACGACTGTTGGACAATTAAATTTTTTTAGGTGGGTATTAGAAAATAAAATTTATGAGTATGCTATAAGTAATATTTCACTGATAGATTCAGATATGAATACAACACTTCTAAATAAAAGAAAGGATAAGCGCACTGTTTTATCTCCTAGTGCAGTAAAGGGTATATATACAAATAATTTAAATGTAACTATAAAATTTAAAGGATAAAAGATAAAAAGATAAAAAGATAAAGAGTAAATTTTAATATATATAAAGTTTTAATATATAAATACATATGTATTGTAATGGATAATCCACTAACATCATGGTTTTATTCTACTGGTAAAATTGTAACAGATTCTAATAAACAAAATGTAACACATTTTTTACTAGATGGGGGTAAATTAGACATATCTAAGGACTATGAATTGTTTCAAGAAATGTATTCAAAATACATAAATTGTAAAAATTGTATAGTAGAAAGAAAAACAAATGTATTTAAATTTTTTATCGATTTTGATTTCAATTCAACGGAGATTATAGATATATCCAATTTTATTCAAGTTATACAAGATGTTATCGAAAATATTTATAAAAAAAACTACACGTGTATAATCACCGCCGCCGACAAATGTAAAGAAAATATTAAATCGGGTGTAAAATACATCAAACAGGGGTATCATCTACATTGGCCAGAAATTTTTGTTGATAAAGATATTGCTAAATCTATTCGTAAAAACATCATAATTCGTCTTACTACAGAATTTGGTAAATTAGAAAACTGCCATGACAACTGGGATAAAATTATAGACAAATGTGTTTATGATGCTAATGGTCTTAGACTTATTGGTTCGGATAAGTGTTCTATATCAGATGGTGTTAAACATTACGAAAATAGAGTATACATCATTAAATCTGTTTACAATGGTAAAGACGTCGATGAAAAACTAACAGATGAATACATCAATGACAATCTATTAGCTATTAAAAAAACTAGCGTAAGAACACAAGAAAAAAATGTTACAAAAACTATTAATCTTCAAATCTACGAAGATACTGAAGATACTGAAGATACTTCCACTAGAAAAGGGTTTACAAGACTAGATAAAGATTCATGCGAATATCATGCTATTATTAAATTCTTTAAAAATTTTATGTCATTGTATAAATCTGAAGATATTCGTATCATACAAAAATCTAAAGAAAATCCTGTTTATATCATAGCAACAAAATCAAAGTATTGTCAGAATAAGGGAGATTTTCATTCTCATAATAATATTTATTTTAAGTTAACTCCTTCAGGTTTTTGTCAGAAGTGTCTATCCGAAAGTGAAGGAGAGTTTGGTTGTTGTAGAGAATATCAAAGTGCTCCTATACCTATTACACCAGGACTTGAGAGTGCATTGGGATGGAAAAAACCAAAAACAAAACAGGAAGAACTTCCTATTTTTGAAAAATTTACATTGGAAAATATTCTATTTGGTATGGAAAACAGGATTACCAATAAAACACAATCTATAGGACCACCCAAGTCTAAAAAGAAATGATTACATTACACGAATAAACTAGATTTTGAAATTATAACTCCAATAGAAATTAAAATCGCTATTAAAAACTGTCCTTTTATATTAACCTTTGTGACAGATTCCATTAAATAAGGAAACATATCATAAATTAATTTATAAATTGGTTGAGAATTCAATAAAATATACATACAAATAATTACCATAAATAACTTATGATTTTTTTTATCTTTCATATCATTTAAAATCACCTCCCAAATAGTAGACTTTACAATTTCTTTCTGTGGTGTTTTTACATTATTTGATATCTTTTTGTTAGGAGTATTTGATTTAATTTGCGGACGCTGATCTAGTGTCAATGGAATTTCTTCTTCTTCTACAGATTGTACATGTATTTCGTTATTGTCCGTGTTTGTATCAGAATCTATCAAATCTCTTATATTACATTCAAATTGAGACATCAGGTATTATTATACATTATTATTTAAAAAACACAAATTAAACGTTTTTATTAAAAAAAAAATATATACATTTAAATAAAAGACATGGGTATTAGTAATGTAGCCATCAAGACGTTTAATTCAACTGGTTCTCAATCTGTATGTAGAGCCAATAAATACGTAGAAGACACATTGATAGAATCAGATTTTTTAACAAAGTGTAATACAAAGTATATAAATGGAACTGGACAAACGGTTGTTATTGGTAGTATGACAGGGTTCCCAACTGGAAGTCCATCTCAGTCTACAAATCAAGACATTTTTGATTTACCTGATGACATAGATGCTATCAGTAATATTATACTAACAGGTAGAATGTCATTTGATATACCTGTTGGTTCTGATGCTGGAAATAACCCCCCATCTTTTGCAAATAGCACAGCTGTTTATTTTTCAAACACATTCTTATTAACCCTCATACATAAATTAGAAATAAAGTTGGGTGGACTGATTGTAGATACTCTTACACCTGATGCTATATTTGCCAGAAATTTAACCGAAACCAATAACCCATGTGTAATGTCTGGAAGCACTGACAACAGTGGGGAATACCCTAATATTTTCACAAATGTTAATAACCCTAATACAGGTAATATAGGTACCGCATCTATTAAGGATAACATTATAGAATGGTCAATTTCTATACCTTTCACAGGAAGATCATCTAAAATGAATTCCGCTTTCTTACAGGCGGGTTCTACAACAAATACACTATCTATGAAAGTTTATTATAATAAATTTGACCCAGTTATGTTTACAGACGCTTTAAATGTTGACAATACTGGTCACGAACACGAGGGTCTCCATGGGGCCGGTGGTATATGGCCTGTGTTTGGTATTCAAAAATTAACATCTAACACCAGTATGATTCCAACTAACTGGAAGTTTGAAACTAGTGCAACTATTACAACTCATATGATGACCGAAACTGAGAAAAATTTTATAAGAAATAACGTTGTTAACAGGGTGTTGAAAACATCAGAGACTCTTGAGTATGAAAATCCCGAAAAACTTATAAACGCTGTTACAACCGCTCCTACTGCGTCTGGAGATAATTATACCACACTTCCTAAACCACAGGGGGAGTATAAAGAGATATCGTTTGATATTAGCAAGTTTGAATGCAATTGCAGTCATATTTTATTATCTTTAAGAGTACCAGCTGTTGATAATACAAACAGTTTTGCCGTTGGAAATTTGACAAAACCATGGCCATTTACAAAGGGTAATAAGTATGATGCTGCTAAGACTATAGCCAATGCAACAGGCGCTTCTTCTGGTGCTGCTGGACATGGTGCATGGATGACAAATTTAACTAAAAAACCCCTATTCGATGGATGGTATAGTGGTAAGGATGGGGTAGAGACGGCTGGACCCCTAGTTCCTGAAAATAATGACGGAGATTTTATGACTAATAGTTTAGGACTATTAAAACACACTAATTACGAAACCGAGCCATCTCTATCTACATATCAAATCGGGGCTGGATTAAGTAATTCTAATATTAAGACTGGAGTTGAAAATAACGGTGTTCTTGAGTTACCCAGTACAGGTTCAACAACAAAAGAATTTTTACCTGATATTCCTTTAGTTGGTTATACAAGAGATTGGTTGCATTCAATAGAATTAGTAGTAGGTGGAGAAAGAACTGGGTTTATACCATCTAGCGCTATAAAAACAGCTAATCTAGATGAGTTCGGATTAAAAGACATGAAAGATTCTGGGATATATGTAATAAAATTAGCCGATGAAGCGTTCAGTACATCGGGTATTCCATTGGCTAAATGCAATAATGCCAAACTAAACATTAGAATAAAAACAAGTCTTTTTTCGAGCAATATTGATGCTGCTTCAACTATCAGTGGAAACACTCGTAGACCGGTCAAAACTGGTTTTAATTCTACATCCGCATGGACAAGTTTAGGTTCTCCAAAACTTGTTGCCACGGCCGTAGGTACTACCGTACAAACTACCGTTGGTGGTTCTATATCTTTTGCTGCCTAAAATAAATGTAATATACGAATTAAATTGTAATATAATATATGTTATTAATAATATATATTATATGGCAACTGGGTCTTTTGCAGCTATAGCATCTTACAATGGCACTGGAACCCAAGGATTAGCTGTCTTAGATAAAGTAGATGATGAAGATGAAGAAGTTATTTCTGTATTTTGGAATAAAACAGATACAGATAAACAAATCTTACATGGATCAAATCTTTTAGAAATACCGACATCTACTTCTACAAAACAGGGTACGTGGGGGGGTAGCCAGACGTTTTCTGTTAACAGGGATATTGATTGTATAGGAGACATTTACCTGGCATTAAATGTAGATTTTAATATCCCCGTTTTAGATATTATAGAAGATTCTTATCCTAGAACTATAACCACCCTGTTACAAAAACCATCTGATCCAAATCATGAATTTTTAAATAATACACAACCAGTTGGTTATTCTATTAGGGGAATAAAAGAAGGTGAAACAGAACCTAAGAGTAGTATAATAGGTTATCAACAGGGTTTTAAAAGAGACGAATCTATTAGTTACGATTCTAATGGGATACCTTCTGCATATTCACAAAATGGATACCCAAATAGAGGAGACGGTGATGATGAACATTGGATGGAACTTCCCGCTCAGAGAAAAACATTAAAAGGGTTAAGAACTTATTATGATACTAATCCATTAACAGGCGAAGAACCAAATGAATTAGTTAATACTGGTATAATATCTAAGTCTGATTCTGTTCATATGACAACAGTTGATAGTCAGGTAAATCAACCCCATGATAATTCAGGTAATATTCTAGAAGGGTTTAATAACTGGATAAACACATCATTAATCAAAACCGCAAATGACAATCATTTAAGTGCTAAAGTAACAGACGGTCCACCCCCAGGTAGATTTCCCGGGGTATTAACTGAAGAAGACGCCAATATAATAAAACATACTGGTAATGAATTTTTAGCTTTAGATGGAAATGGGGAATTTGAGATATACACTTCTGAGGGTGTTGTAGCAAGTGATTTATTTAAATCGTATCTTAATAAAAATGATACTATTGATTTAGTGAATTATTATAATGACAAAACAACACGTTCGCACCCACTAGAGACATTAAATCAGACAACTGGTTTACAAGATGGGGAAGTTAAAAGTATAACATCTAATAGTTTTTCTGTAAATGACCAACCGAATGGTCATACAGATTTTAACGGGGAGTGTGTTGCCATAAGCGAAGATGGTAATACAATGGCAGTTGGACAGGGGTTTACAATATCTAGAGACGGACTGGTAACAGCAGGTGTTAAAGACGTCGCTGCCAATATGCCATGGAATACAATTCCAGCCAGCCAGCCGCCGCACTGGACTCATGATAATATAGTACACGGAGTACCAATTGGGCATTATATGAAAAGGCCTGATAATTTAAGTATAGATGATACTATAAGACATATTGGAAAGATTAGAGTGTATAAAAAGAAAAAGGGGATTTGGGTACTATCAGGTGTATTACATCCTCCTAAGTCTACATTTACACCACCTAAGAGACCTGGTATAAATGACACTATCGTTCCTGGTCCTCAAAACGGGTTTGCAAATGGTAATACTATTTTTACAGACCCATCTGCTAATGGTATGACTTTAGAATGGACGGGGAAAAATCATCATAGTAGTGTCGTAAATCCAGATTTAAGTGCTAATACACCAGCGGATCTCAATGCAGAGTCTACTAATTTTGCTGGTTTTACACAAGGTGGACTCCATGGTTTTACAAACAATAAATACATTAGTATAAACGCAGACGGTACTCGTATAGTTGTTGCCGAGTCTAATAAAAATTCGGGAGCTCCATATAATGGTTGGAGCGGGACATTTGATTATACAGAAACTCATGGGTGGAAATTTATTAATGAAGGTTATGTAGGTAGATACAGTAGAGCCGATATGGATTACAAAGGGATTCCTGGCGCTTGGGATGTATCGTTGTCGGGTGATGGAAATTCTTTAGCATCTTTAGATTTAAGAGCTTTATCAGGGAATACAATAAATAACAGTCACGCTTGTGCACCTATTGAACTTATTGATTATAAAACATGGAAGTTGGGAGGAACTAGTGATCTTGATAAAATTCTCCCAGGAGATTATGATCTTATTGATGAATACAGATATTTTCCGTATGGCGGAAATGTCTATTTCATGTCCGGCATTCCATCGCAAGAAAATCCTGAAACTGCTCATAATTGGAAATGGGCATGGTTTATTTCAGAGTATGGTAGAAGACATCGTTGGGATAGTATTTATGATATAAACCGCAATGGAGGTTTAAAAACACATAGTCTTTCTAAATCTTGGGCTAGGGCATCATTGGAAAGAATTTTAGACTCTAAAACGGTTCCTTTTTCTGATTTTATTAAAATGAGACCCAGAATTGGTCATAGAATTTTACAAGCCCCCGAAGAAACAACATTGTCAGAATTTATGTTGGCAAATACCGGCGCTGGGGGCTATCATCCTCTACCATACGGAGTGAATTACCCGCGTGACATAAAAGCTTCTAATTCTGGTTATATGAATTCTATTAATTTTAAAAAAAATGGTATTAATCCTAGTAATCCTTATGAACCTAGTCTTTCAAACACTGAAGAATTTGACACAATAAGAAATTCTATAAACATCGAAAATCAAACAAATTCCTCTGGTACAACTTTCGGGGAAGCAACTATACCATTCAATCATTATTCATATTTTAAAGAAGCGAGATTTCCGGGGAATTCAGATGCGTATAAACCACATCCATGTAATGTTTGGATTAGATACTGGGATCCTACAAACCATGGTCCTAATCAGGATAATATTGGAGGAATAGGATATAATGATTCAGATAGAATAAATGGATGGATAAATCACAAGGTAAATTATATAAAAGATTTAGGACTTTTTGGAAGAGGAGATAAAGATATATGGCATCAATATATATACAGAAAAATGTTAAATTTCGATGAAGCTCTTAAAGAGCATTACAATCAATTTATTTCCCAAGGTGGTTCTAACGGTTATACTGGACCTATTCATGGAAGCACCTCCTCTCCTCTTGGAGAAGGCTATTCCTTACCCAGGGACGCCAGTTCTGGTGCCAATGTTTTTGATTATCAAATAATACCACTTTATTCTGATGAAGATCCCGAAAACGGTTATTATGGAACGATAAATGGCTGGCCAACAAAGACTGATGTACATGCTATGCCAGTTAATCCAGCTTATGCATTCAATAGAATGAGTGAATATCAGGTTGGAACATGGGACCCAAATAACGGAGGACACTATTTACTCCAAAACTTAGACTTTAAATTACCTGAAATAATAAATTTATACATAAGAAATACATACATCGCAGGAGAACCGGAAAGATGGGCGGCAAAAGCTGTTAAAATGAGTTCAGACGGTAATAGAATAGTGTATATAACAGATGCTCCAACCCCCGTCGATAGAAGAAGTTTACCTTTAGAAACTTATAGTACAGCCTCTGGTGCTGTAGGTAATATTATTGGCATGGGAGTACAAATAACAGATAATCCAAGTTGGCCAACTCCTGCAAATTGTGAGGTAAGAGTTATAGAAAAGAATTCAGAAGGAAATTGGGTATATATGAATCATTCATCTGGAGATATGTATTCTGGACTTACTGTCCCAGCTGGTCATGAGGCCATTGACATGACAATGAGTTCAGATGGTAATACAGTTGCAGTATACTCAAAAAGACCCAATTTATATCCAAGATGGGCATGGGAAGATGTTCGTAGGATAGAAAATGGAAAGTCTTTGGAACTAGATATAGACTATAGTTATTCAGTAAGTGCAACAGAATATAACAAACATAATGTAAACATAGACGGTGAAAGTCCTGGTGATAATTTTGGGTATTCAGTTTCTTTAAGCACGGATGGAAATTCTTTTATAGCCGGGGCACCAAACAATTCATCATCACAGGGACACGCGCGAGTTTATGTCAAAGAGTTTTTAACGTGGAACTACAATGACGATATAGACGGTGTTGCAGTGGGAGATATGGCAGGTACTTCAGTATCAATAAGTTCAGCTGGTAATAGAATTGCCGTAGGGTCTCCGGGTTTTGATGGGGGTAAGGGTCATATCAGGGTTTTCCAAAAAGGAGGTGGAACTCTTGGTCAGGTGGGTTACTCTACAGGTTGGGCTTTGCTTACAGATATTTATCCCACCCACTGGTTAGAACAAGCAAATGCCCCTTCCGGAACTTACAATGCAGCAACTTTGGCGACCGCTCTCAATAATCTTCATATAGAAGGGACTGGTAGTTCAGATGCCGTTGGTACCGCACTTTCAATGAATAAATATGGCACTTTGATAGTATCAGGGGAGCCATATTTGAACCAAATTAGAATCTTTAGAGAAGCATTCATAAAGCTTGGTGGCGGTAACCCTATCCCGTCTGTAGATGATAGGAGGGAAGGGGATGGTACATTATGGTGGGATCCCCTGATAACGATAAATAATAACTCGCCGTCATCGTGGTGGTCTGGAGGCGTTTCAGGGATAAATTCGGGCGATGGATTTGGTAGCGCAGTGGCGGTTAATTCTACTGCAGTAACCAGTGCAGTAGCCGGTTTGACACATGGTGGGTTTTTGCCTTCCCCTATATATGTCATAGTTGGATCTCCATTAAGTTCCTCTAATGTTACTAATTCGGGTAAAGTTCAAGTTCTTGAAATTATTAGCGTGACCCAAACAAATTATACAATGAGTCAGGTTGGGACAGATATATATGGAGAATCTGCTGGAGCCAAGGCTGGACAGTCTGTTGGGATAAGTGCAGACGGTCAAACAATAATTATAGGGGCCCCATATGACGATCTAGGTGGTACAATTTCAGGTGCCGGTAGAGTTAGGGTATATAATTTTGTAACTTCTACCAACCCCAACTGGACGGGTGTGGATCAGTGGGTTATGAAGTGGGAATATTTAGGAACTACAGTTAATGAAAATGTTGGTGCATCAGTAACAATAAGTGATGATGCTAATATTATATCCTTTGGGGCCTCTGGTGAACTTCAAACTGGTAATATAAGAATTTATAAAAGGATGAATGAATTTACAGATAGTGTTATTATATTTAATAAAGTTGGGGACGATATACTAGGAGAATCAGGGGGTGATCTTATTGGAGCCTCTAATAATATATCTGCTAGTGGAAATGGAGAAATTATTGTAGCCGGTTCTGATGATAATTACGTGTCTAGTTATAAAAAAATAGACCGCGCTTTTTTAAATAGTCAGTTTTTTGACGGAGCTCCTTTTGAAGTTACTTTTGATGTTGATAGCTCAGGTCTACTTAAATTTATTATAGATGGAGTAGAGAGCCCAACTTTAAATTTTATACATGGAAATCTATATGTTTTTATATGGCCAATAGACCATCCCATTCGTTTTTCTATTACTCCAGATGGTATTCATAACCAGGGAACTGAGTATATACCAATTGATGGTGTTAATGTTACATCCAATAGTTCTGGCGGAATATACACGGGGACTGATCCTATATTAGGCATTCCTCAGGCTAATACTGGTTTCGGTCATACAATTATCCGAGCTGCAAAATCAATGCCCACACTTTATTATTATAATGAAAACCAATCCGGTATGGGAAATAGAATCTCATTCCAAAGAGCAGTTCCTTGGATAGAACCTATACCAGAAGACGGATATTCTATATACAATTCTTATATAAACGATGGATTAAACGATATAAGTAGGGGTGTAGGAGAACCTGCTATTACAATACATAATATTGTTGATGGAGCTTGGACTAAAATAGGAAATACAATATATCCAGAAGGATACCATGATACAGGTTTTAGACACAGGTCTGTAATAGGTGATCCTATAGCAGGTTCTGAATCACCAGTTTTTGAAAGTCCTTTAGATTTTATAGACACTCATTGGAAATATCCCAGAATGAAATACTCACTAGATTTAAACTTGGATGGTAGTCGTCTAGTAATAGGTGCACCAATGAATATACCAAAAGATTCTGGACCTAAAACAATTGAATATAATGTAGTTATAGACAGTTCAATCTTGAATACAGATGATTCATCAGTTATTAATTATCTTTTTAGAATAAACGATAAACTTCAACCTAACCTTGAATTAGTAAAATTAAACACTTACAAGTTTAAAGGAACTCCACTTTTACAAAACACACAATCCTTTAAAGTTCTTTTAACGCCTCATCTTGCCTCTGAAGTCCCTCCATCGACCCCTGGGTGGGCACAGTTCCCTTACGCTAGCCACATTCAAGGACACCCCTCCCTCGATGATTGGCCAGAAAGCCTTTCTGGTCCCAACTCTCCGTGGCCTTATGTTGTAACATCTGATAATGTATTTGATTCTGATCATGCGTGGTCTATTAAAACCGGTGATGGACACTCTAATTTTAGGTTTAGCACTAACTATTTTGACTTGACTAAGTTAGAAGATGCCGGTATGAATTTTGCAAGTGAAAAACCGGTACTATATCATCCCCATGGATTATGGGAAGGAACATTTATAACAGGAGAATTTAATAAAAGAACTATAGTTTATCTCCTTACCAAGGATGGCCTCGCGGATCAGTCATATAGCGGTTTTTATCGGAGGCCTATAATTTTAACTTCTTGGGATTTTCTAGGTCAGGGAGAGGGTATTGCACCTAGAAGTCCCTACAATACTAGCACCGATTTTGGGCCCTGGAAATTATATAAAAAGGTTTATGAACCAGGTATTTACGAATATGAATTTAATTGGATGTATGCGTATCATTTTTACCAGGAATCTGAAATACTTCCTGTTCATCCAGATCCTATTATTAGATTTTCTACAACACCTAATGGGATACATAATTCAGGTGTCGAATATACTAATGGGGTTACTATAGATTTTGAGAATAATATTACAACTATAGAAGTATCTGAAGACACGCCAACCCTCTATTATTACTCTTCGCAAAATAATCGTATGGACGGTCGAGTAACTATTCTTGAAAGAGCTGCTAAAAATTCAAGCGATTACTATAGAACATTTAATGGAGTAGACGAATATATAGTTCCTTGTGGAGAAGTGTTAGTTTATGATAAAACCCTTGATAATACATACATTCTTAAAAACATAATATCAGAAGACAAGAAGCACGATAAATCAAATTATTCAACTAAAATTGTTACTGATCTCACTGGAAATAATATACCTTATTCAAATATTGATTCTAACGGGGATATATTACCTCACAGTCCTTACACAGAAGGAACTACAACAATAAAAACATCTATAGAATACATAGGAAACGGACAAGACAGTGGATATAGATTTGGTTCATCCGTTTCTATTTCAGGTGACGGTAATACAATTTCTATAGGAGCACCAGAAACGGGGATTCAAACGGTCGATGGAAATGAAATCATAAGTGGAACTTCTAATATAACAGATGCATTTACATATATTGCTACACCCGCACCTACACCCGGACCTAAGAAAAATGCAAATGAAAAGTTCGCCAATATGTTAGATGTATTTAATCTAATAAACAATGCTCAGAAAAGATCTAATTATGATATAACAGATTTTTCTAATTTACCAGATATAGGTAACCCTATTAGTTGGAAGAAACAGTTCAAGGAAGTTCCAGAAGGAGCTGTATTACCTCCCGAACTAGATGAATATGATAATCCACATTGGGCAGACTCAAATTTAAAAAGTAAAGTTACTTTCCCTCTTTCTAGGATAATAAAACGAATAGAATTTAAGGTAGGTACACAAATTTGGCAATTACTAGAACATGATGATATTTTAGCTATTAACGCAACTGAATTATCTGAAAGTGCTTATAGACGTTCCGGTCTTCAATCATACGGATTCTTGAGGGGAGACGGTACTAGAGAATCTACGAAAAATGATAATTGGATACCCGGTAAATCATATCAAGCTGTAATTCATCTTCCTTTATTAACAAAAACTGTCGGGGGTCAATTAGAAAATTTTACTCAAAATACAGAGGACGGTTTTTTATCTTTTTTGGCAAAAGAACAGGAGGTTAAAATTAGAATTTTTTATTCCAATTTTGAAGACATTTGGGATGTAAATAATGTACATGCAACAAAAGGTTTTACAGCCCCAATTTACAACCTCGAGAATAAACAGAGGGGTGTTGGTCAATATATAACAAATGCACCTTATTCATGGAACCCAAATGCCATATTAACTAGTAAGTTATTTGGGAAACATTTTATAATGACTAAAAATGAGAAAGAATATTTTAACAATATTTCCAAGAAAAGGACAACGGGGGGGCTTGGTGGACTTGGTGCTAAACTTACTGCTAATGGTATTATACCAAAAAGGGTTAAAACATCTCAGAGTATAAATAAAATATTTCCATCAGAACTATATCCTGATAATAAAATAATAATAGACCTTGATAATTTTAGTTTGTATTGCTCTCATCTTATAATAACTTCTAATTTCCCAAGTTTTTCTGATAAAACAAAAATCCCTGTTTTAAAAAATGCAGAATTATTTTTAAATTCAAAATCGTTTTCTGGTGTAATGGATGCTTCTATACTTAAAGGTATTACAAATAAATCACTTGGACTATACTCAAATGAATTTACAATAGATAATTTAAATATTGCACCTGGTAACGAATATTATGTTTTCCCATTAGCATCTAAGGCGTTTAGTGGTTCTTCTATTCTCCTTGATCGGTTTGATAATATAAGACTAGAACTTACATATAATGCACCGGGGTTAACACAGTCTGGGATTAATATTTCTAAAAAGGCAAGCATTAACGTAACATGTAGGGGAGAAATATTAGTAACTTATAAAGATGGTATATCGACTGTAAAATTATACTAATATTTTTAATAATATATAACAGATAATAAAATTAATATACGAATTTAATTTAAAAAAAAAATATATTCGTATATTAAATAAAAATGTCTGGAGCTGTAGCTGCTCATGCTTCGTATAATGGAAGTGGGACCCAGGGTCTTGCTGTTACAAATAAAATAAGCGACTCTGCCGCCGGTGATGTAGTATCTGTTTTCTGGAATGAGACAGACACAACCCGTCAGTTACTATATGGTTCGTCTACTCTAGAAGTTCCCACATCGGGTTCCGGTAAAAACGCCTCATGGGGTGGTAGCCAGATTTTCACCGTTAATAATGACATTGATTGCTTAGGTGACATGTACATGTCTCTTACTGTTGAGATGAATAAGCCAGTCACTCCCATTCCAACTGCTATTAAGACTAGTTTAGTTTCTACTAAGGGTGGATGGGGTTATTTACTAGGCGATGGTGCCTCCGTTGATACAATTCCACATGCTAGAGAGGTTATTACCCAGGGACAGCCTTACTCCATGCCTGCACAAGCGATACCCGCCACGATAAGCACATATTATGTAGCTTCCGGAAAGGTGAGGTCGAGCAGGAACGGCACGACATCACAGCAAACACCAGGTTCGTTAGGTAATCGCATTAGTGAAACAGGTCAGACAGTTGGTAGTCTCCAAACTGCTATTCAGCTTCTCACAACAGCCGGTGGAGCGGGTGGTGCCGGTGAATACAATGGTGGTTATTTTAAGAAACTTTCGCCAGGCGAAACTCACTCTGTAACTCGTACTACCGCCGGTGGTGCCTCTGTTACATACAATACAACCCCTCCAAACGGCTGGGCATGGATTGACAGTGAGATGCAGATTGTAGATTTCACTCGGTTTGATCTTGCTGAGATGGTTAAGTTTTACAACGACTCGTCTTTTAAAGTATGGGGTTACGCTGGTTGGAATCAGCCGATGGCGATCGCCGGTAGCCTCGGTATTACTTTCCCCGATGACGCTTCAAGACCATCAGGTGGTGCATACATGACACTAGATGATGCTATACAGTCTTTCAATTGGTATCAGAATCTTTTTGCTCCTTCCATCGGAATTCGCCAGGATTTAATTAACATACCATCGTTAGCTGAAATTGGCTCCCCGGCAACGCAGATGCAAGATCCTCATTGGTCTGCCCTTTTCAATGATACTCCAGAGTATGCGGCAAACGCGCCGAACGTCCTCGAGTTTATTCCTAAGGAATGGGCTGGTTCCACACTCAAGGCTAAGGATAAGTTCCCCCTTGCTAATATTATCAAAAGAGTTGAATTTCAGGTAGGTACTCAGATCTGGCAGACATTAGAGTACAATGATCTACTATCGATTAACGCGACTGAGATTAGCGAGAGTTCTTATGAACGTCTAGGTCTTCAGACCACAGGTTTTGTTAAGGGCGACGGATCTCGCGAGTCCCCTGGTGTTCCAGAGTGGTCTCCAGGTAAGAAGTACCAGGCTTTCATTCCTCTTAAGATGCTTACAAAGACTCTAAGCCCCCAGCTAGAGAACTTCACTAAGAATTCCGAGGATGGTTACTTAATGGCGGCAGCCCCTCATCAGAATGTTAAGGTTAAGGTGCATTACGCAAATTTTTCGGACGTTTGGGACACCTCTGTTAAAACGCGCGCGTATCCATCTTACATTGGGTCGGTTGTTGACCATAACGATACCGTAATTGGAACTGGTACTTATGTATCGAATGCGGCTGTTGACTGGACTCCCAATGCTATTCTATCAACTAAATTATATGCTCAGCATATGATTATGTGTAACGAGGAGCGCGAGCAGGTGAAGAATATGCCGAATGGTATTCCCAAGCGTCTTAAGATGACACAGAATGTTAATACTATGTTCCCCCAGAAAATATACCCAGATCAGCCAGTCATTGTTGATTTAGATCACTTTTCTCTATATTCGTCTCATCTTATTATTAGCGCTTCTTTCCCAGGTAGAGGTAATAAGGGTCAGAAAACTTCCCCCAGCCTAAAGTATGCTGAACTTAAGCTTAACTCATCTTCCTTCTCTGGTCAGTTGGACGGTGAATTACTAAAGGGTATTACAAATAAATCTCTAGGTTTATATGCTAATGACTTCTCGATTGATAAACAAGAGCTAGATTCTAGCATGGGTTACTACGTCTTCCCCCTAGCGTCCCGCCAGGGTTCTGGTTCGTCTGTCCCCCTTAATCGTTTTGATAATATTCGCTTAAGTCTTACATTTACTCATCCAGATATTACATCATCTGGTTACACTATCGATCAGGGTACAATCAATGTAACATGTGTTGGTGAGACAACAGGTCTCTACAAGGACGGAGCTGCTTCGCTCGCTATGTATTAAATTACAATCTAATGATAATTCAATAAAATTAATATACGAATTTAATTTAAAAAAAAAATATATTCGTATATTAAATAAAAATGTCTGGAGCTGTAGCTGCTCATGCTTCGTATAATGGAAGTGGGACCCAGGGTCTTGCTGTTACAAATAAAATTACCGCAAATGACAGCGATGTAATGTCTGTATTTTGGAATAAAAATGATACTACCCGTCAGCTTCTATACGGCTCGTCTACCATAGAGATTGCCTCGTCTGGTACCGGAGGTACAGCGTCGTTTGGTGGTAGTCAGGTTTTTACTGTTAATAACGACATCGATTGTCTAGGTGATATGTACGTTGCTGTAAGTGTAAAGATTGACACAACGACTGGTAATTACCTCGATCCCTATTTCTTAGCTAAGATAATTAACAGGGTTGAGTTTCAGGTAGGAACTCAGGTATGGCAGACCCTTGAGAATAAAGACATTTTAGCTATCAGTAAAACTGAGCTAGGTGAGGGTCAGTATGAAAGAATGGCTGCTCAGGCTAACGGCTTCCTTAAGGAGGGCGGAATTCCAGTATCTTACTCCGATCAGAATACCCCAGGTAAAATTGAAGAATCTGGTACTTACACCTGTTATCTTCATCTTCCAATTCTCACCAAGACACTTGGTCCTGAGTTGCAGAAGTTTTCCGATCAGGTAGAGGATGGTTACTTAATGGCGGCCGCCCCTCACCAGACAGTTAAAATTAAGCTATATTACGCCAACGTCTCGGAATTGTCGACTAAGTGGAAGGCTAGAACTGACGCGGGTCTTCGTAATCAGCCCGAGTTACTAGCTGATGCTCAGGCGGGGCTGCAGTCTGCGAAGGACTTTGTCGATTATTCGGCGTTGACACAGACTAATACCCCTACCGCCGCAAACGCCGCTAGTTTGGTACGCGCGACTGAACAACGTGATTACGTTCAGGCTATTGTTGATGCGGTCGGTAAGCCAGCTGTACCAACTGCTCCAACATTTAGTGAACTAGATGTAAAGTTGTATGGTCAGCATATGATTATGTGTAATGAAGAGCGTGAGCAGATGAAGGCTCAGCCCCAGGGTCTTCCTAAGCGTCTTAAAATGTCCCAGAATGTTCAGCAGGATTTAAAGAACGGAACCACAACTGTCAATTTAGATCATTTCTCTCTCTACGCGTCGCATTTAATTATTACCACATCTATTGATCTAGAGAATGTAGAACTTCTGTTAAATTCGTCTTCGTTCTCCGGTGTTCTCCCAACTGGTATGTTGACTAGCCCTTCTACTTCTTGCTTAGGTCTATACAATAACACATTCTCAATTGGTCCAAAGAATTACGATTCTTATGACGTAAAGACTTATGTCTTCCCCCTTGCGTCGCGTGCGTACGGTGGCTCGTCGGTACCCCTTAACCGTTTTGATAACATTAGGCTTAAGGTTATGCCATGTAATGTAATACCTGCTGATGCCATTAGTGGTCCAGCGGCTGTAATTGATGTAACCTGCGTCGGTGAGACAACTGCATTATACAAAGATGGCGCTGCTTCGCTCGCTATGTATTAAATTACAATCTAATGATAATTCAATAAAATTAATATACGAATTTAATTTAAAAAAAAAATATATTCGTATATTAAATAAAAATGTCTGGAGCTGTAGCTGCTCATGCTTCGTATAATGGAAGTGGGACCCAGGGTCTTGCTGTTACAAATAAAATTACCGCCAATGACAGTGATGTAATGTCTGTATTCTATAACAAAAATGATACTACCCGTCAGCTTCTATACGGCTCGTCTATTATGGAAATTCCAACAAGTGGTGTCTCGGGTACCACTAGCTGGGGTGGAAATCAGATTTTTACAGTAAATAATGACATTGATGCTCTTGGAGATTTGTACCTACAGGTAGGTGTAAAATGTACCGCTCCCCCCAATACATCTAAGTTGGGCTCGGGTACTGTAGCTTCGGGTGCACTAAAGGATATTCCCGATGGTTTCACATTTAATAACTTCGGTCTAGCTTCTATCATCGATCGCGTAGAATTTCAGGTCGGTACCCAGATCTGGCAGACATTAGAAAATGATGACATCTTAGCGTGTAACTGCACTGAGATGGGCGAGGGTGTTTTCAAGCGTTTTGGAACCCAGGCAAACGGTTTTGTAAACACAACAGGGGTAGAGTTGGATACCGCCGGTAGAACAGCTGCTATATACGAACCTAATCATTTAAACTCAGATGGTAATTCCTCGTTGCATAACTACATGAGTAACCCAAGTCTTGGAAATAGTAACGATTCTTACGTTTGGAAGCACCAATCTGGTTACACTTTAGATGCTTTAGTAAATACAGGTAAATCTACTTTAGCGGGCGGTTTCCAGGAAGTTCCCGCCTCCGAAGCCAACCCCCAGAGCCGAAGCATGTTCCTTCGTCTTCCACTTCTAACTAAGACCATGGCTCCTGAGCTACAGGGGTTTACCGAGAACACTGAGAATGGTTATCTAATGGCCGCCGCGCCACACCAGTCTGTTAAAATCAAGGTATATTTCACTGATGACCTTTCTAAGGTATTCACCGATTCTCATGAGAGCATTGTTCCAACTTCATCCCAGGTATCTATAGAACCAGGCAAGCTTTACGGTCGTTGTATGATTATGTGTAACGAGGAGCGTGAGATGATGAAGACACAACCTCAGGGTATTCCTAAGCGTCTTAAGATGACTCAGAATGTTAATAAATCTCAGGATGCTGGTTTCGAACAGAACTACACACTTGATTTAGATCATTTCTCGTTGTATTCGTCTCACCTTATCATTACCGTAACCGGCGAAGCTGGTTGTGGTTTAGATAGCGCCGAGCTTAAGCTCAATTCGTCCTCTTTCTCGGGTACAATTGATGCTCAGTTATTAGATGGTACAACTGCCTCCTCGCTTGGTCTAATTTCCAATTCTCTCGATAACGTAATGGGTAATAACATGAGAGACCCTGATCAGTCGAGAAAGTCTATTTATGTTTTCCCCCTAGCTTCGCGTGCGTACGGTGGCTCGTCGGTACCCCTTAATCGTTTTGATAACATTAGACTTGTTCTAAGTTTCTCGAAGGATGCTAAGGCTACCACTGTTAACGTAACATGTGTAGGTGAGACAACTTCTCTATTCAAGGGCGGTGCTTCTTCTCTTGCTATGTATTAAATACATATCAGATACATTTATAAAATACCCAATTTAATTCCTTACATATTAACAACCATATTCTCTCCTGTTCGAATAATTTCTCTCTACTTTTTAGAAGAGGGAAATAAATTAAATATTCAGGTTTGTTAAGTATTTCAAAAAATTTATATAACGTATAAGAATAGCTTAAAAAATTTTTCCTTTCTTTGGGGCAGTGTTTTATGAAAGGTTCTTGTATTTTGTTAAACATATCAATTAATTTATCTTCAAGTTGTTGTGAAATAATAAGCTGTTTATTTCCTGTAATTCGGTGGATTATGTTCGGTATGTGTTCATAATACTTATTTAATTTTAATTTTTTAAGAAATTCTTTAATCTTATAATATGTTATTAAACTTTTATCTGTTAGTCTCTCTTTCTTTATCTCATTTATTATCATAGTTATGATAACATCAGGTATATAAGTACCTTCCCTTCCTTGTATTTGTGTTATCCATTCCTTAAAATGACTTGTCCTTTTATAACTATAGGGTTTAATAAAATCATGTGTTTCAGAAACATTCCATTCTGGTGTAGAAGAAACAGGGTTATTTTCTGTTAAACCACATGAATAACATATATTTAATCCAGATGGAGTATCTTGAGTTGTATTATTTCCACAATTCTTACATGTGTATGTGTTTGAAGAATAGTCTATACTATTAATTTCTTCTGGGAAACATTGTTTCATATACATTTTATAGTTATCTTCATTCTTTTTTTCCATATCCATTGACACATACTTAAAAATACCATCATTACTACTTTCGATATTCTCTGTATATTCGACACAGTCTATATTTTTAATAAAATCAATAGAATTAAATAAATATTCCGTTAAATTTTCGCATTTTTCTATAGAATTTATTTTATTATTTAAATTGTTAATTTTTATATCTATATCTGATATTTCATTTTTTTTATCTATATTTAATAGTTTATTCGTTCGTTTATTGTTTTTTAACTTTATTAATGCGTTTAATTCTTTTTTGTATCTCGGTAGGGTGTCGGTTTCGGCTTCTATTTTATTTATAGTTTGATTATGCTTAGCACTTATAGACATTCTAGAATCGCTATGAACCGTTTTTTTTGATAATCTAAATGAACTCATTATGATTTACAATAATATTAATTATTTTTTTAAACATTTTAATAAATTTAAAAATATTTTTTAATTAACATTAATAGATGTTAATTAAATTTAATTTATTATTATCATACAGAATACTGAAAAAATTATGTAAAATAAATAAGATAAAATATGTAAGTAAATGTAATAAATTTCAACTCTTAAATAAACTTAACGATTTTAAAACAGTAACTTACATACAAAGACATTTTAGAAAAAAATTAATAAAAGATGATATATGTAAGATATCATTAGAAAAATTAAGATATCCCTTTATATCCATAAAGATTAATAAATTCTTCTTTTATTATGACTTCAATACGTTTATTAATTATTTAGAAAAAACTGATAATTTTATAGATCCATGTACAAGGGTGAAAATAACAGATAAAAAAATAATAGAAATTAATAAACTTATACTTTATTATTATGGACAAAATACGACTAAAGTTATTGTGTCACCAACTATGCAACGTGATGTAGAATTAAATATAATAACATATTGTATGTATGATATAATAACAGAGCTAAATATAATAAAACCTCTCAATGTAGATGATTTAGATTTATATACTCACATCCTACCAAGAATGATTTATTATGCAAGATTTTTAATAAAAAATCATTCAACAGAGGATAGTAATATGGTAATAGAAGCATGTATTCAGAGTATAACTAATAATAATTCTTTAGCTACTTTAATAAAAACTTATTTATCTAGATTAATTACCACATAAATTACTAAAAAATACGAATATAAAGAAACTGTATATAAAGAGATATAAAGAGATATGTGTGAAATATGCGATCCTAAACAAAAATACATAGACACACCTTGTATATGTCATAAAAATTTTAAAACATTTTTTGAAGATTATGAGAAAATAAGATCTTACAGTAATTTAGGTTCTTTCGATATACTCAAAAAATGGTCTATATCAACAATGACTATATGTTGCAACTTTAATTCTATAATAGATCATCAATTATATAGAGATAGATTTATTAATAATGAAGATTCTAAAGTTTTTTATAACTGTATAAATACATATATAACAGTAAAATATCAGGATAAAAAAAGAATATCTTTAAAAATATTTAAAAATGGAAATATTCAATTAGCTGGGGTATTAAATGTTATGTCTGCTACTTATGCGGTGAGAAAAGTATATAGACGACTTACAGAAGTTAAGGCATTTTTAAATCCGGAATTTTCAAAAATTACAGACCTTCGAATATGTATGATCAACTCTGATTTTAAAATATCGAAAAACATCAAACAGAATGTATTATGTGATATTCTAGATACTACAGGAGAAACCATTATAAGCAGGTATTCATTTGATCCAAGTAAATACCCGGGGATAAATATAAAAATTGAAGACCCAGAAACAAAAAATAAACTAACCGTTGCTGTATTTAGACCAGGTAGTATTATTTTAACAGGGGGTTTTGATATAACCCTATATTTTAAGACTTTAAAATTTTTAATAAAAATTTTAAATAATAATGAAATAATATATTAATATGTTAACAATTTCTAATATAAATAACATTTTAGATTTTTCATTTAAAGACGATAGAAACACTAGAGGTATATATAAAATGATACTTAATTTATTTGAAGATAATGATATTTTTGAATTAGATAGTATAATATTAACACTTATATACCTTCGAAGGTATAAAAATTCTAATTCGGTTATCGATAATAAAAATATAAAAGACCTTATTGAAACGTGTTTAATATTATCAAATAAATTCATGTGCGATTTTGAAATATCAGGAAGAGGACCTTTAGAAAAACATGTTTTGAATAAAATAAATTGGAAATTATATGTAGACAATGACGAATTCGAAAGTGTTAAAAATATAACAAATTCCAATTTCATTAAATGTAAAGATATTATAAGTTGCTATTAAATTATTCTTCTGTTATATCTTCTAAAACTTTAGTCTCGGGGTTATCTAGGGATATTTCTACGTGCTTAGGAGGATCCATTTTATGTTCCACTTTTGTAACATTAGTTTCAACCCTTCTTAAGTGTTCAGCTAGAATGTCTATCTGTCTGTTATGTTCTTTAGAATTGCTATCAAAGCTATCGCCCCTTGTAGTAATATTAATAACATCATTGTTTAACATCTGTAATTTTTTATAAACCTTGAACATAAAAAAAGAGCCAATAACTATAATACAAAGAAGTATAACAATAAAAATGATAGAATTATTAACCGAAGAATCTTTCGTTATATCTAAATCAGGTAAATGTTCTTGTGTCTTTGGCATTTTATTATAAGATATTAATTACATTTTATTTATATAATATCAACGTAAAATAATTTATTCTGGATCATCTTCATCATTAGAATCATTAATTATGTCAATACCCTTAAAAAACATAGTTCTTTTTAAAACAATTCCAGAACCTCGCGGATATTCTTTACTACCCTGTTGAATTACCTTTATTCCGTTATTTGTAAAAATACCTCCATAATAATCCTTTGTGAACTGTTCTTTTGCTAGATTATTTTCTCTTACATGTTCATTAAATTCTTGAGAAAATACTTTCGCGGGTATGTAAAATTTATCACCGAATACAACCTTACCAGACTTAAGAAAGTTCTGTAGTGCGTTAGTCGTTTGTTCCATATCTTCCTTATTCTCATGAAAATATCTAGGAAGTATATCCCAGATACCCCTAATTCCATACTCCCTGATAGCAGAATAATAAGCAGATATGCACAATTTCATAATAACAGGAAGTTCCTTAGCCAATTTCTTATCTATAGCAGTATCTGTTTTTGTAACCTTTTTCCAAAAATTTACAACAACTGTTCTTCTGGAAACACTTTCGGAGTTATTTTTATATCTCATAATTTTATTACCACCCATTGTCATGTGAAGAGTCCAATCAATAGTTTCGTCGTTTTTATACTTTTCTGAGTACGTGTTTCTCCCACCTTCTACAAGAAGCTGCCAATCAGTTTGTTCCATCTTAAAATTTTCGGAAATCTCGGGTGCCAATACCATGAACTTATTTACATGGGGTTTGATACCGAACTTAGTGTCTATATTATTTGAAATAATACCAACATCTTCTTCGTCATACCATTTTTGCAAAATTTTCATAAGAACTGTACTCTTACCTGTACCAGCCTGACCCAATAGATACAATAGGCATTGCCAGTTATCTAGATCTCCAATTTTAAAACACTTTCTACCCATAAAAACACAAAGCCATCTTTGAACCTCTTCTGGAAGTTCTTGATAATCTAAGAGACTTTTAAAAGTTGGGCAATACTCAATAATATCAAACCAATCTCCGATGTCATCAAAATTGTTAAATACCTGATCATGGTATTTTGCAGCAACTGAAAAATTAGTTATGTATGGATGTTTTTGTCCATAAGGAACAAAGATGTCTTCGTAGTAAGGAGTTTCTCCTTCTGTTGCCGTATTATATTTTGTAATATAGTTACCATTCTTGAATGCAAAGAGGTGTCTATCTTTTTTAAGTTCTGGTAGTTCTGGTCCCATGAACTCAGTGAAGTATTTTTCAGCCGAGTTTATATTTCCAGCATTTGATGTTGCATTCTTCCATTGATTAAAGTTTATCTTATGATCTGTTTTTTGGTACAAATATTCTTTAAGAGTACAATGTTTTTGCCATGCATGGGTATTATTACCATTTTTCAAGAGTGGTCTATATAAATTTCCATTAAACTTTGAAAAACCATCTTCTGCAAACTGTTCAATCATATAAAGAAGAAGACACTGATAAGCTGTCTTTTTAGAATCATCTTTAAATCTAGCATACTTGAACAGAATGTCTGGATCTTCGTTAGATAGTGAATTATGTTCTGGATCACATGTTCTATGTAGTAGATATACATCTCGGATAAGTCTTTCTCCATAGAAAATAACTTCATATATTTTATTCCATCTACCAGAATATTCTTCATATTCTGGTACTAGTTTTTTAAATTTAGTAAACACCAAGGTTGTTTCATACATAGCTTTATCTAATTCTATTTTCAAAATACCAATATCTATTGTATCTAAATTACTAGTGTTTAAAGAACTAAAAGAATTTTTCATTATTTCACCCATATTCGAAGAATTTATACTCCATTTTTTATCTAATTCTTCAAAAAACTCAAATATAGCCTCACGGTCTGCATTTTTAATTTTTTCTTTTACATTGTTATTCCAGTTTCTGTTATTTTCATATATAGACATCGGGTGATATAAGTTAATATAATATATTTTTTTAAGTAAATTTTTTATTATTAAATATTGTATTTTATACACGTTAAAACCTGTATAATAAAATAAATTCATTATATAATGAAGACTGGGCTTCTTTTAAAAAAGAATGGCGAAATAGACGAAATTAAATTTAAAAAGATTAAGTTTAATTTAGAAAATGACGATTTTGAAGAATATAAATATTACATTAAATGTAACGACTATATTATCCTATATAATAAAATAGATAAACACTTAAATATACATATAATTCCTTTCACGGAAGATAAATTTTATGGAGACATATTAATAATTAAAACAAATAAAAACAACGACATTAATAATTTAACAAAAGATACATATATTAAGATTATTTCTAAAATTAAGATAGAAGAAAATAATATGTACTATAGTTCAGAAGATATGTCAGATATAGAAGATAAGCCATTATTTAGCTTTTAGAGTTTTTACAGTAGTTGTTTCCCTCCCTTCTATATAAATGTAATTATGTAGATACTTAGATTTTTCTTCCGCATTCATGTCTGTAATAATATCAGAATCGTCTGAAAAAAACTTATATATTCTATCATATGCATCACCCTTTGTGACAGTCTTAGTGTTTTTAGTTTCTTTCATTTCATAAGAAGCGTCATCTGTATTACACATATCTAATTTATTACAATCCATAAAATTGATAACCTCTTCCTTTTTACTATCTTTCAATCTATTAAGTTCTTTTATTTTATCTTGATAAGGTTTCATTTTAGCCTTCAGTTCTTTTATTTGTTTTTCTATATTAGTAAATTCTGTAATATCTTTTTTAAAAAATTGAATTTCTTCGTCTGTGACAGCTAACATTTAACTAAGTATCTTGGATTTTTTTAAATTAATTAATATATATAATTCAAATATTAATACTAAAATAAATATCAAAAGTAATATACAATAAATTTTAACAGGGAATACTACAATATCTACAACAGTTTTGAATTCTTCTTTAGTTTCATTGTTTAGTATTGATGATAACATCTGTTTATTATATTAAACAGGTATTTATTTTAATCACTGAACGCCTCTTCTATATTATCATCTTCGTCAACTGTATCATAATCTATATCTAATATGTAATTTTCATTTTCATCTGAAAAATCACTTGAATCTTCGCTTTCTATAATAGATTCTAGATTTATCAAATCAATGTCGTATTTTATATTTTGTTTTTTATTGGTAATCTTTTTGGGTTTATATTTAGGTTTATATTTAGGTTTATATTTAGTAGGAAACACAACGGGTTTTCTTACGTCATCTGGTTTATATTCCAATCTTTTAATTAGCTGTTCAATACTTTCTTTATTTAGAAAAAATGGTTTATATTGTAGTTTTCTTAGGTTATAATTTATTAATGAAATATAATTGGAAATGTTAACTGGGTAAATCTGTGCTATCCTGAGTAAATTAATATTAGATTCAATGTCTTTTCTGCTTTTTTCGTCACCGTGAACGTATTCATCTAGTATGTATTTTTCATGTTCTTTTTTTACAATAATAGGACTATCAATAACTATTCCGGTTTTTAATATTTTTTTATTATAAAAATCACATTTAGATTTCTTTTTTCCGTCAATAATATATACTCCGCATGTAGAAATTAAAACCCTCTTATAAAAATCCCCATCCGGTTCAAGTGTTTGACATACAAAACATCTAACTACACAATTGCAATTCATATCGATAATATAACTACCTGTTTATATTATTAATATGTATTACCCTTTTAAATATATATTTAATTACATACTTAAAGCCATATTAACAGACGTGAATACAATATTAAATATAAGAATTGAGCTTGCAATTATAGCTCTATTGTTTATTACAAGAAGATGTACCAACTGTGAGAAATAAGACAGGTTTTCTACTCCATATGTTGGAACAATTTGTTCAGATGTAGCAAAAGGAAGAACTGCAAATGAATATACTATGTTAAATAAAACTGCTATAACGGAAGCTATCAAACATTTATTAATAATAACTGATGAAGTGTTTATCATTTATATAGTAAACAATATATTTAAAGTTAAAAAAAATAATTAAAAATATGAAGGGTAGAAAATGTAAACAGAGTAATGAACTTAAAAAAAAATTAACAGTTACACCTTTTATACCAGGGGCTCCTATTCAGATACACTACTGTCTTTACAAGACATGTGTAAAAGATACGTTAAATGCAAGTGTAATGTACATACCCAAACATTTTTCCAAAGAAGGTGAACTTATAGAAAATAAAGTAAATCTTTGTAATTTTAACATAAATGGAAGTCCTAGAGACTACCAAAAAGAAGTTATAAACACTCTACACAAAGAACTCACAACAAAAGAATCTTGCATAGCATGTTTATATACCGGTTGGGGAAAAACTTTTGCATCCCTTTATATAGCATCACTGTTGGGTGTAAAAACCATAATTCTTGTAAATAAAGAAACACTTCTGGAACAATGGAAAGAGCAAATAATAAAATTTTTAGGAGTTAAACCAGGTATAATACAGGGTAAAGTTATAAACACTGAACCAGATATATGTATAGGAATGATCCAAAGTATTTCTATGAAAGATTACCCAGATGATACATTTGATAGGTTTTCTCTTTCTATTTGGGACGAAACGCATCACTATTGTTCAAAGGTGTTTTCATATGCTTTTTATAAAATAGGATCAAAATACAATCTAGGTTTAACAGCCACTTTAAAACGGGCAGATAAATTAGAACATACACTTAGCTGGTTCTTAGGTGATGTAGCGGTGAATGTACAATTACTTATAATAGAACCTATTATAAAGGTGTATACATTTTATGAACACCCTGATAATACTATTAAATACTTACCAAATGGTAAAGTAAACAGTGCTGCAAGTATAACAAATGTAACAGAAATCAAATGTAGAGATTATCTCATAACAAGACTTATAGAAGAACATGCAAAGGAAAAGCGTAAAATACTTGTATTATCAGATAGAAAGTGTCATTGTAAAAAGATTGTTCACGACTTAAAGAATATATGTGGAATGTACACAGTTGGTTTATATTATGGGGGTATGAAAAAAGATGAACTAAATCTTTCAAATAAATGTGACATTATAGTTGCAACATATCAAATGGCTTCAGAAGGCTATGATAATCCAGAACTCGATACATTAGTTTTAGCTTCTCCTAAATGTAATATAGAACAAGCTGTCGGGAGAATACTAAGAAAAATAAATAAAAATCTGCCAGTTGTGATAGATGTAAATGATAGTATTAGTATATTTAATAACTGGAATAAAAAAAGACTATCATTTTATAATTTAAAAAAATTTAATATAATTTATCCTGAAAATAAAACACAAATTGTTAAAAAATGTTGTGATTTGCCTATTGAATATTTATTTCGTGATACTGGCGAAGTTTAACGTATTATTGGATACTCCCCTGGATTCGAGTGGTTGAATGTATCTTTGAATATTTCTCGAACCATTGTTTCTCCCAAAAGAACTGGTAAAATCATTACCAGAAGATAAATTTGTAGCAGTATTTATTTCACTTACCTGTTGTATATGACCTGTATTGTGTCCGCGACTATTAATGGTTTTAGAAAGACTTTTTTGTCTACGAGTTTCAATTGTTTTTATTTTAGCGTTATATTCTTCTTCATCTTCTTCTATGCCAGCTGGATCAATTTCAACATTTTGACCTATTACAGGGGCTTTTCTTGATTCGCCCTGAGAGAATCCTCTTGGGTGAATACCGTAATATCCGCCAAAATCATTACCTCCGCTCATTTTATTAAGATTGCGTTTATAATTATTATATCTTCTTTTTCCATTACTAAACATAAATTCCTTATGGTTATTGGTAATTTCTCTATTTGAAACTCTCGTATTATTCATTGGGGTTGGAGCAATGCGTGGTTCTTTAATAAACACCTTCCAGAACATAAGTCCCAATATCGATATAAAAAGTAAACCGCCTAAAATCCACATTGCGTACCCTCCTAGTATTTGCCCTCTTGTATTATTTCCGGAACCTACTTGTGCCGTTCTAATGTTATTAAGCTTGCCTTTTACACCTGCTAATTTTGAGGCTCCACCTGCCGCCATGCTTGCCATTTTTGCCGCTGCTAATACTGGCAGGACCATTTTATATTTATGATAAAGTAAATATATTTATTTTTAATTAAATTCATTATCATATTACGGTTCTTCGGTCATCATATTTAATTCATGTGTGTATTCTTTTATTTTTATATACATATGTATTAATAGAATAAAACATAATAATAATACGGCTCTACAATTAGTCGAACTAAAGAAATCGTACAGGTATTTCATTTAATATATATTGTATATAATTAAATTACATTTAAATCAAATAGGTAATGAATAAATAGAAGATATAGTAAAACCACCGATTACAGTTGTTAGGGCATCTATTTCCCCTAAAATATAATAATATATGAGTGAAACCATAAGACCGGACAAACCATCTGCTAAGTAAGATTGTATTCTAGGCATAACTTGATAATAATATTTATCTAGATATGGGAATAAACCAGAATATCTCATAGGAATTCCTATTAATGCGCTAATGCAGAAAATTACAAAAAAATTATATGAAGTAGCCGAAGGAACTCCGGAATAAATAGAATAAATAATAGCATAAGTTACCGCACCAACAAAACCGGCTATAAGGGAAGCAGCCAATGGTGTATGCTGTTTAAAATATTCTCTAATCCTGGTTGCTCCCCCTAGATAAGAAGGTAATAAATTTAAAAGCAAATCAAAAACTGCCGTAATTATAAATGATAATACCAATCCATTTAATAATTGTTTATCCATTTAGTTATATATAATTATATATAATATAAATAAATGAAATCTTTTAAAGCAATTGTTTTAGAATTAAGAGAAAACGATTATTATATCAAACTTATAAACATACTCTTAGTTAATGGGTTACTGGATATATTCGAGGAAGAACTTAAAGATTGTAAAATAGATTATTTACCTCTTATCTTAAATTTGATGACGTTTTTACATACACATAAAAGATTATTTAAGGATTTTACACCCGATTCTATAGAAAATATTATAATTATAAGCGTTGACGAGTTATTAACTAAAAAGTACAAAATAGAAATAGATGAGAAACAGTTATATATAGCTCTTCAGCTTCTTAAAAACACTCATATGTATAAAACTATATACAGAGAAATAAAAAGTATATTGATGAGATTGTATTATAAATTAAAAAAGACATCATGTGGATGTTATTCTAAACCAATTATAAAATTGGAGCAAGGCAGTATTTAAGAACTCCGAGATTTGCCACGTTGTATAAAACCGTAAGAGGATAATTAGTTTTAAGATAAATTTCTACAGTTCCGCATAAATTTGTCGATTTTGTAAACAGTTGGATGTATTTAATATTATATAGCCCACTATTTTCATTTTTATTATCCGATACTGTATCATTTGTTTCATTTATAGTTATACTTTGTTCTGCAAAGTCACCTTTAGCTGTCATAGTCATATTATCCGAATTAGTTTTTATTTCTATCTCTGTTGATATATTAGAAAGATCTGAAATGTAAGTTTGAAAGTCTGAAGAAGGCATTGTAATATATGAATCAAAATTAATATCCGGTATATTATATATTTTTTCATCCATATCAAGTAATTTAATTTTACTCCTGATTATTGATTTTTTATCACTGTTTTGAGATGTCAATATCATATTATTCGGATCCGACCTTAAAATAGTGAATGAAATTGTATCAGTATTTTTAATACCTTTTAATATCTTAAATACCGATGCTAAACTTATACCTATATTTATGGAATTCTCGCAAATGTACTCTTCAAATTTTTCTGAATACAACATAAGGTTAACTATAGCACTAGTAGTTCCGTCAACCGCTGTTAATTTAAGTCCTGTAGAGTCAGCCTTAAAATTAACATCTGATAGTATATTTTTTAAAGATTCAAATAAAATTCGTATAGCATTTGTTTGAACGGTTTTGAATGTAAATACCACTCCAGAATTAATAGAAGACATTATTCTTGAATTATATTATCTGATTTGTTTATATTAATTTTAATATAAATATCAATTAAATTATCATTTCATTTTCCGATACTAATCGTTCTTCATCTCTTGGGTCTACCGCGGCATGTCTTTTCCATATAACATTATTGCACGGAAGTTCTTTTGAAATAATTTTTCTACCATAAAATTTAGTTCTATTAGATATCATTATAAATGTTCCTTCTTCAAAATTAAATTTATCATAATCAGGGTGTTCTCTCAAAGCATCCTGTAGTTTAACAGGTTCCTCTCGATCTCCATAGAAATTACATAGAGGTCCTAGATAGGGTCTAATATAATCGGTTACATCACGGTTGTTAAGAAACATAATATCAGGATAGTATGTGTGTTTTTCAGGTTCTATTTTAAAACTATATATAGGAAATTCAATGTCCATTTTTCTTGTAATGTATTTCATTAGCTTACCATTAAACATATACTTAATATTTATATAATCTATCTTATTTAATTCATTTTTTTCTTCGATTTCGTCTACAGTTGTTTCGCCCAAAACTTCAATTTCTCCATTTTCGTAAGTAATTACATAGCACAACAGAGTGTATTCATCGCGGTCTTCGGTTCTTTCAAAAGTGTCTAAACTTTTCTTCGGATTTACATTAAACATAAAACGATTTATAGTAGCATTTGTAAGATGGGCTAAAACCCATGCAACTGTAACACCATATAAAAACCACATTTATTAAAAAATATAAAGAGTCTTTAAATATATTTACAAAATGAGTGAAAATACAGATAACAAACCTAAAAAGAGAGGTCGAAAGAAAAAATTTGAAACCACTCCATTTAAGAGCAATTTTATAGAAGAAACAGCAGATGTAACTCCAGTAATAGAGACTCAACAAATAAATAACGACAAATATAAAAAAAATAATCTAAAGTTTGGTAATATTTTTATAGAAGTTCATGATAAAGAAAGCAGTGAAACTAATATATCTGATTTTTTCGTAGATAGTACAAATGACAATTGTAGATTAACAGTTTCAAGTGATGAAGAGGACAACTGTAATTATAAACAGGATCAATCTAAGAAATTAACTTTATATAATAAAGATAAAAAAAAAGATATAAAACATAATTTAAAATGTTATAACTGTCATCATTTTTTTAATGATAAACCTTTCTATCTACCCATAGACTATTGTAGTAAAACTCATAGATATAAACTATTTGGTAATTTTTGTTCCCCTAATTGCGTAAAAAGTTATTGTATAAACGATAAAATTTTTCAACATAAATCTTATCTACTGGGGCAGTTCTATAGAAAATTATTTGGTTATGATTTTAATATAACCCCAGCGCCATCTATTTTAAATTTAAAAGATTATGGCGGGACTTTAACTATAGAAGAATTTAGAAAATCGTTCTATAATAATAGTAGATATACATTGATTAATTTAAATTCTAAACTTATTTATTTTTGATAAAGTTTAAGAGCTATAAGCGCTAAAATTATAAGAATCATTAACATAAAATTTTCTATTTTATCCAACCTTTTAATGATAACATAATGTCTTTTGGTTTCATTTTCATACATTGTTTTAAGAGTATTACCCAATGGATTGTGTTGTTTAGCTTTGTTCATCCCGGTATGCGGTCTATTAGGAATCCTATCGGCGGATCTATCTGTATTATCGTTTTTATTTTCATTTTCATTTTCATTTTCATTTTTTTGAATTCTTTGTTCAAGACCAAAAGATGACCCGATTACAGCACTTGGGTTGTAAGAATATAAAGAATTGCGTTTATTTTGAACATTAGAATAAAATAAAGTCATTTGTGTTTTGTTTATATTATACAAATTATTTTATTATTTAATTAAATTTAAATATTCTCCTGACAACACCTCTGAGGAACTGGTATACCATTCTCATCGAGACCGTCCGGTTTTGTACCACATATACCATTTCCACCACATGTTACGTGACAGCCGCCGGTTGATAGATTAAATCCTTTGGGAGCCATAGTATAACCTGGTGGACAATTTTCATTAAGACCAACTAACTCCGTCTTTCTCTCGATGTCTTCACGGGGTAACATTCTACGCATTCGACCCTGTACACCTATTGCATTTTTTAGAGCAGTAAGAGAATTTTCAACGTTTGAGACAGTCGTTGCACTGGAGGTTCCTACAGGTGGTGCACATGCAGGTCTCATAAGAAGATAAATTATTAACACTGCAGCAAGTGCCAAAAGTAACTGCATATTAGATTCTTTCATTTTATTTTATAGTAATACAAATATTTTTTTTATTAAAAAATAAATTAAATATTATAGATTTATGGCCCTCTTCCCCCTAGGGTTAATAGTTACCTCTTTAGATGTTTCAACTGTTCCTATAGACGATGCATCATCGGCTCTTTGAAACATATTAGATAAATTCAAAGAAGGACCTGTTATTTCCGACGTTGATACATTTGATACATGGGGGTGAGGTTCCTTAGACATAGCAGAACTAATATTTTTCATTATTTCCGAAGATTGAGTATCATTCAAACCCCTTGGCATCGCAGAGCTAAATAAAGTTTTAGTTGTATGGAACATAAATGCCCCTCCTACTAATGTAACAAATAGTTGTAATTCAGCTGGAAGATCCGCCCTACTCTTGTACTTATCGTATAATTTTTCAAAGACTGTTGTATAATCATCGATATTATCCATAACAGACTCAGACCATCCATCTAGTTTAGCCCCAATAGGATCATACTTATTATTAGCTATTTCTAATCCATATACAGCAGCCAGTAAAATCTTTTGCTGTAGTTTAACACCTGCTTCTTTTTCAGCATTTGATTCGTGTAATTTTAATTCGAATTTTAATTCATCTAACTTAGAAGACATAGAATATTTTTTTGTTAATTCTACACCTCTTTTCTCCAGTGCAACAAGTTGTAATAAAATTTTTTGTTTCTCCTGTTTGGAATTTTTAGTTTTAGATTCACTACCTCTGCTACTTTGAGATGAAACATCCGAATAATCATCTGAACCACTTTCACTACCACTTTCACTACCACTACTACTTTCACTACCACTATCGTCATCTGAAGATTCTTCCTTTTTACGATCTTTTGTCTTTGAATTATTTACAAAATTTTGATAATCTTCTGGATTAAATTTCGACTTAGACTTAAGACTTGGTTTTATTTTACCAAAACTCTTCTTATGTTCAACGGGTTTTGCTTCTAATGTACTACCTGATGATACCGATTCTTTGTCTTCATCTTTAACTAGATCTATATCATTTATTCTTAGACTATTATCTAATTTAACAACGGGTCTTAAAGACTCTTCTGTTACTAACTTAATATTTGGAACATTGGCGCTCATACTATAATTAACGTCATTATTTTTTTTAAGTACTTGGGAACGTGAAAATAAAACACCGATGGGTCCATTTATATTCTGTTTTTTTATAATTTCATTCATACATTATATAGTATCATAATTGTTATTTTTAAATTAAACAGTTTAAAAATAAATAACGATAAGTTATATAATGATACAAAATAATATAAGATATGGCAGCGGGGTTCTTTTTTATTGCAATTCTCTAGATAATACACCCTATTTTTTGTTAGGTAAGGATAAAGACAACCGATGGTCTAATTTTGGAGGAGGTGTAGAATTATCAGATAAATGTGATCCTGAAAATACTGCATCTAGAGAAACATGGGAAGAAACTCTTGGGTGTATAGGAGATATAATAGATATTAAAAAAAATATTAAAAACAGTCATTGTATGATTTCAAAAACTCCATCAGGAAATAAATATTATATGTATATAGTAAAAATACCATTTAGTAATGTATACAGAGATAGATTCCTCTCTACAAAAAAATTTTTATCAAATGTAGTAATTGATAAAAAATTTTTAGAAATACTAGATGTTAAATTATTGTCATTAGAAACAATAAAATACTCAATAGACTATACAAATAAAAGAAGTTTTATTAAATTAAGGTCTAGCTTTGAAAAAACTATTCAAGACAATTTCGAAGAAATATGTAATCTTATAAAAACTTAGGAATAATTATTAACATTTAAACTCTAAATGAAATACACAATGTTTTTTATTTGTATATGATGATAATATATTACAGTATTTTTTAAAAAATATCAACCACTCATTATAGTTACGAAACGCCATTGGGTGATTATAAAATTGAATATTTGTTATCATACAACTAATCTTTGTCAAATAATAATCATTATCATCCTCAATAACTATTAATTTTTTACAACACTTTTGTAACATTTTCATAATGTCATCATGGTTTTTCATATGTATGTGATGTAAAACTGTTGATAATAAACATACATCATAATTACAAGTAGGTAAATTTTTACCATCATACAATATTACCTTATTACTTGATACAGACACATCATTAATATCAATTGCTAATACATCGTAGTTTAATTTTTCTAAATATTCACTATAAATATTTAATCCACAACCCAGGTTCATTATTTTCGCAGGAGGAGATGGTAACATATTTTTTATCTTATCGTGGATGAATTCATTCCTATTTTGTGCTAATTTATATATTATTTTTTTTATAATAGGGGATTTGATTATAACTGTTCTACATTTATCAAAACTTAATATAATTGTTATAAAAAATAATAGTAGAATAATATATTGTATATAAAACATTTTAATAGGGTTTTTTTTAAACATCATATAATTTAATCATAATATATTAAATAATATTTAATTTATACGGTATTGATTTAAATAAATTAATTACTGAACATTGTATATCCTTAATGAAGGTTGTTCTATTTGATGTATAGGAGTATAATTTGTTATTTCTCTATCGGTATCGAACATATTAGTTTTTCTTAAAAGTTTTCTAGGATTAATTCGCGTAATATTATTTGTTTGACTTATTATTTTAGGACTATTTATATCCTTATGTGAATTTATTATATTATTTTTAGGGGCAACGTAATTAAATTCTCTGATATTTGATTGCGTGTATTGACTACCAATTGAAAATCCGGGTGTATTAGTCATGTCTATTATTTTATCATCTGGTTTAATACTCATTAATGCAGGTTTTTCTGTTTTATTATAATCAAATCCTATATCTTTATTTACCTGTCTTTTTATTAAAGGTCCTGGTTGTAAAGTTCTTGTTTTTTGTCTAATAGGTTCGTATGTAACTATATTTTTTCTCGGTAATACATTTATGATACCATGATCTATTTTATTACCCTCTAATTGCATTTCACGTTTTGAATATCTGTTAAGTTTGTTTAATGGTTGTTGCCACTCATTTGGGAAATTATTATAATCCATTTATTATTATGTTATATTTTATTTTTATTTAATTTATAAATTCAGATGTTTGTTTTATTAAATCCCCCATGGGGTCTACTTTTATATTCTTTGATATTACATTTGCCGCATCCTTATCTTTCATAGAAACGTTTGTGTTTGGTTTTACCTTGATATCAGTATAAGAGTATATTGCGTTATTTTTCTTCATTCCATAACGTTCGCCTATTTTTGTTCTATCTACTATATCTACAGACACTATTTGTTTTTTAGCATTTGCAGTAGCATTTCTTATTATTGATACGGCTTGATTAATCTCTTTATTACTTTGTTTATTCTCTAGTTCGTCGTAAGTTTTATCTTTCCCTATAAAAACACCAACCGTTTGTTCACCGGCTGCCTTTTTTATTTTAGGACCCGCCATTTTAGTAACATTATTCTGTTTATCACTTGATGTTATATTTTTTAAGTCATCCTTGTTTAATGGATGATATACGTTATATGGGAGTCCTGCATTAACTGTTTTATTATCTGGCCATTCTCTTTGGGACGACGCGCCGTACCAGTTGTAAGGCCTTTTAGTACCAACGGACGAGACATTCTTAGAATCGAAGTCTGTTGTTATAAATCCACTGGTTAAACCATTATTTTTATACCCCTTTTCATGAGAAACTATATCACCAATTGCGTTATACTGAGTTTTTTTTCCATTTTTTTCTTGAACAATTCTAGCTGCAAGTTCATCGACCGACATTTCGTTGATGTCTAAATCTTCCTTCTCTGTAAGTTTAGTTCTAAACATTTTTGGTAATTTTAATAACTCGGGATCTGATAGATTTGGAGATTTATACACATTAATATATATACCAATGAATGATAAAAATACGATAAATATTACTACTGTTTGCAGTTCCATTTATTTATATGGATATATTTTAATTTAATTTAATTTAATTCAAATTAAAATTTCTTTTCTACACGTCGGACATGTATTTGATTTTTCAGTCAACCATTTTTTAATACACCTGTTACAATAAATGTGATCACAATTTAATTTAATATTGTCTTTCATGTTTTCAAAACATATACTACAATTTGTTAATTCGTTACATTTTTCTAATCTTTCAAAGTTTTCATTAGAAATTGTAGGTTTTGGGATGTTAGATGTAGTAAACTCCATATTATTTATCATTTCTATAACACGTTGAACTGAAAAAAATGTATGAATAGAGTCAAATTCTTCTATCATATCAGAAATATTAATGCCATTATCATTGTCATTATCATTATCATATAAAAATTGTTCACTTTGTCTAATAGAATATTCTGTCTGACTAAGTTGAGTTATTGATAATTCGCTTGTTAAAGGATCTCTCCTTACTTCATAGGTTCCTACATTAGATTGCATAAACATTATATAGTTATATAAATACATAATATAATTATATAATATTTTGAATGCATAATATTTAATTTAATTTAATTTTTACCGACACCTGTTCGCATCCTAGCATTTCTATTCTGTAAAACAGATGGGTGGGTGTCTCCACTCCTAGTTGGAGTGTCTAGTATTGCAATATTTCTACTTGGAGTACTAAAAGGTGTACTGTAATTACCACCAATTCTTGGAGCCGTAGGGTATGTAATTTCATCATCATCATTCGATGTATCATCCATAAGTGTATATTGATCAACTCTAGGAACTGGAATATTTTTAAAGATCTCAAACATATTAGAATCTCTTAATGAATATTCTAAAGACCTTTGTTTACTAGGTACATTTAATTCATGACTTATTCCGTTTTGATGAGCTGCATGATTCATAGGTTCTATACGTCTAACCACTGGATTATTTTTATTTTCGGATGACAAAGAATTTATGTGTATATAATCTAAACCGCCGTAATTTATATTATTTTCTCTCATAGGTTTATGTTCTATTAAAGGGGTTAACGTGTTTATATCACTTATGTAATTCATAACGTTTAATATAAATATACATTTTATTTTTATTTAAATTAATTTACACCGGGGATAAATTTTTATTAACGGTGTTTAATTGTTTAACAGTCCCCGTTATAATTTGTTGACCGAAAATTTTATTTTCAGGCTTTTTCACCTCATTATCTGTTATTAAGTTAGGGGTTTTATTTCCATCCATGACGAATCTATGTTTAATACTTTCGGTGTCTAATGAGGGGTGATTAATTAAAAAAGAATTTTTAGTGTTGATGTTATAATCTTTTAATAGTTCTTTTCCTCTATTTGTAAGTCCGCCACGGTCTTCTTCATTTGCAAATTCAGTTTGTAAATTACTTATAGTTCTAGACTCTATCGAATTAGATGAATTAAGGGTTAAAAAATAAATACAAACTGATAATAATATTGAAAACATACCAGTTGATACTATAATTTTATAATCGTCTGGATAATTTATTGCTGCTATTATTGTAGCTACTATTATTAGTCTGGTGAGGGAGTTATATTGCTGATTTTTATCTTTTCCATAGAATGGATTTATTGAGAATGAATTAAATATTGCACATAAGTCGGTAAACCAATATGATGTCATTATTTAATGTATGTTAAGAATTTAATTTTGTTAAAAAGTCTGTTGAAAATTTTTGATTATATAAATCAGATATTTCTGTTTTATAATCTAAAATATTAGAATTTCTAATTCTATTAAATTCAGACGGTGTTTTACTTATTATAAGTTCTCCTATTAAAAAAAGAGACTGTATGTAATCCCATATAGCTGTTTTAGTATTATCACTAAGATCGTTCCAGTATTTATATATTCCGATGTCTACAGAAAAATTATTAATCCTATTTTTTATAGTTTCATTATTTATAAAAAATACTTCATCTCTATTTTTAATTTCGTTTTTATAATCTACGCATCCAGCCATAAAAAGACTGGATGGTGTTGAGGGTGATGTAAGTTTTAAAAGAACAAAAGCTTTTTTATATTCCACGAGAGACTGTTCAGGATATTTATTTATTACTTTATCTATAAACTCGTTGAATAAAGTATTAAATTTATCAATATTTGTCGACATATTGTTATTAATAATATTATACTTTAAATATATTTAAATAAAATGTAATAATAAAATATTTATTTATATTAAATTTACATGTCCGGTAATGTTAAAATAAATGGGGTAAATATGTTTATAAATAAACTCGACTTAAAGGATAACAGACTTGAAATAATAAATCTAGACACCCTTAAAAACAAATTTAAATTAGACGAAGGTGATACAGGTTTTTATAAACTAAGTCTATATAAGAAAAATGTTTACGACGATGGAACTATAACAGAAAATTACAACCGACCTGGTATAGGACCAATTCAAGACGGAACATATTGTTCAATCTGTCAACGTTTAGGAGGTTCAAATCATGCAAACAATTGTGATAGACCAAGAGATGAGAGTTTGTATTTAACACTTGGGGGTTTTAGAGATTATATATTAAATGATCCCGGGTATTCAGGTGATTATTCGGATATCAAAGATGCGTTTTTAAAGGATAACATAACAGATGAGATTGTATCAGATTTGTTTAATTTAGAAGAAGAAGAAAATGTAAATATAAAAGATGGGAAAATAGACATCCAAAAACATGAAAATAAAATGACAATTGTGGAATATGAAGGTCGTGTTAAAAAGAGAGGACCGTCTAAATTACCACCTAAAACTGATACGACTCAATTCTTAAACAATTTAATAATATCTCATGAAATAGATGAACATAAAACATCCATAAGAATAAGTAAAAATGGTCTTATAAATATTATAAACATTAATACAGATCCCGTTAAGAAAGATTCATTAATTAATGAGCTTATAAAGAGAATTAATTTAAGTGGATCAGTTAATTATGAAACTTTTAGTGAAATAACGGGGGAAGCTGAAAAAATTTATAAGATTATACCCGGTACTAGTTATATCCATTCTGCATCAGGTCAGTTTAATATTAAAAGAATCATACCTGGAAAAAATCAAATTGATTTTATAGAATTAAATAACTTTATTAATCCATATGATATAAATGGTAAAATAATAGAATCTCCTATTAACACAAAAATAAAGAAAGCCAGAGACGGATCTCCTATAGTTTATTATAAAGGTCTTAAAATAATAGAATGGGAATATTATTCACCTAGAGAAACTAGAAATGAAATAATGACAAAAGAGTATATAAAAGTTATAGTAGTACCATTAGACGGACTTAAATTAACCGCTATAATTAATAAATACGGTTCCGTCATGTTAAATATATCTAAATGCACTTCAAAACAAAAAAATGACGGTTTATGTGGTAATAAAGACTCTGATGTATCTATAGAATTATTCAATAAAATAGAAAGAGTTTTAAACGAGATGTTTGATGAAAATGAAGATCTATTTGTAATGACCAGTTTATTGGGTCCTGAAAAACAATTAAAAGAATACAACACAGTTTCTGGTTATGCCCCAAATGGTAGAATATGTAGACTTACTAGAACAAGAAAAACAGGGGATGATCCCAGAAATTTTTCCGAATCTATGAGACCAGAACCATATTCATGGTCTGGGACATGTCCAGATCCAAATTATCAATATCTAAAACCAGAGGGTGTTTTCGATCCCGATGATAAATTGTGGTATCCTTGTTGTGAAACAAAAGACAAAAAATCAATAGAAAGAATGAAAGAATATCTTAGAAACGGGTTTCCAGGTAAAGACGATTCTAGGAGATATGATTTAACAAATGAAATAGATTACGGTTCTGGTATATTAGTTCCAAATAGTAATTTACCAAATTCAATAGCAAATGTTAAAATAAATGGAAAATTTGAGAAGGTTAAGGTTATAGGGAAACTAAGTGCCAGAGAAGGGGGTGGTAAAAAAGCTAATAAATTTAAAGTAGAATATAATGGTGAAAAAATAATAGTTAGTGGATTTGATTTTGAAAGAGATTCTCGTATATTTCCTGGATTAAATTCTTTTAATAGAGATTCTTTATTGTCTTGTATACTCACTAATTTAAAAATAAATAATCTAACAATATCTGAACAGGGTAGATTAGAAAAGAATAATATATCTATTATGAATGAAAAAAGTATTAAATCAAACACGGATATATTCTTAAATAAGATAAATCCTAAAAGTCTTTTAAAGTATTACCCATTTACATATCACACGATACCGATGTTAATTATAAACCCGTTCGATGTTAGAAAGATAAGTCCTGATGGTAATAAATTTTATCTTGTATTATCTCCACAGAATAACTTTTATATAAATGATATATTATTGTCTATTAATTCAGATATATCTGATACATTTAAAGATACTATTATATTTGAAGGGTATTTGAGTTATAATGATACTCTGGATAAAAATCAATACGAAATAATAGATATTATATATAATAATATAGACATTAGAGACAGAACGTTAAATGAAAGAAATAAATTAATCGCCGATTTATTTAAATCAGGTATATTTTCGTCGGTAATAGATGAAATAATAATATTACCAGATGAATATACTAATATTATATCGGGATCATATGAAATAATAAATTCCAATCCCCTGAATAAATTAGTATTTAAACACGATAATAAAACAATAGTTTTTGGGGAAGAAGATATCTATAAAGACACTATTTTATTGCAAATTCTTGGAATAAAAGGTGAAACTATAAATTTTGGTTACGATTCTAAAGATATAATAGACAATATTAATTTAGACTTCCTAAGAAGTTATACATTTTTAAAAAGAAATATACCAACCGGAATAAAAGTAGGTGATTATTATAAACTTTCTATAAATAGAGATAATAAAGGAAATGTAGTAAATAATAGAGTTTTAAATATAAAAAAGAAAGTAAATGTAATTGAAACAACTAATATGAAAACATATGACGAAATAATGAACATATTACTTGTTAAATTTAGTCCAATTGATTCGAGTTATTTTAATTCTAATTTAGATTGGGTATTCAAAGACGGTTTTTTACTTTACGATGGAACAGATAACTTAATTTATTCTAAGATTTAATTAGATTAGTTATAAATACAAACATTTCATTTATATCTATATTATTCTTTAAAATTTCTATCTCAATTTGTCTTTTTCTATTAGGACTTTCATACTCTATAAAATTTCTATCAACAAAATTACCTTCAGATATTAATGTAAAATCTACACGAAATGAATCGCTTGAATCCTGATATGAAGTTCTCTGTTTTAAGTAATACTTCCCAGAAGTAACATAATCTGTTACTCTAGTTTCAGTTGACGTAGAAATTCTTATGTCTTTTTCCCATAAATTGGACATATCTATGTTTATATCGTTATTTCTCTTTTTAAGTATTGAGTCTAAAAGAATAAACTTTTTAAAGTCATTTGAATAGATGTGTCTAGTTCTGATACCCGGTAGTTCGTCAGAATAAGTGTCAACATAATATTCAATAGTCTTTTTCATTTTGTAATCATTTATTTCTTTTATAATTCCATTGTATATATCCTGTTCTATATTAGGATTGAAATCTCCTCTGTAATTAATTTTCCCTAAACGCATTTCAACTTCGATGTCTTGAGAACCTATTCGGTTGAATTGTTTTTGTATATTTGTTATATCAAGTGGATCTAAAATTTGAGTCATATTAGAAGTTGATATACACCTAAGGAGACTTGCCCTAGATGAATACGATAGTATTTTTTTTAATTCTTCTATTGTTGAACCTTTCCCAAGTTTTGAAAAATAATGAATGTCATTTATGTCAATGGGGTTTTCAGCACTTCTTATAACATTTAGAATAGTTCTTAATGAATTTGGAGTGTTTTTATCGCGTCTAACATTTTTAAACTTAAAGTTATTTCTGGAAATTACTTGAAATTCAGCTATTGAATTGTTTTGTACATAATCCGGTACATCAACTGTAACATCTTTAAATGAATCATATGTTTTTCTGGTCCAATTGCGAAGTGTACCATTTTTATCTTGAAATTTAACAATTGTTCCGCGACCAGTTTTTAGAATCAATAAATCTATTGTTTGTTCATCACTGGGTTTCCATTTAAACTGAGTTGTATCAGCTTTATTCCAGGGTCCTATGTTATAAAGAGTATCTGCAGATGTAAATATGAGTCCGTCTAGTGTAATTTTTTTGCTTATGAAAGTGTCTATAGTTTTTTTATATTTTTCTTTTACTATATTGTAAAAATCTTTTCTATGTTTCATGAGAAGTTTTTGAAGTTCCCCATTTTCTGTTGGTGTATATAACTTTTCTTTATCCATTATATTATGAAGAAAGTAAATAGGTTTGATCTCTACATTAAACCAGTTCTTGTTTCTAAATGATGATAACAACAGAGGCTCTTCATTATTAAACTTCCCAGGCATGATTAATTTATAGAGTATATCATACCTGTTTATATAGGGCCAGGGCTGTGTTCTAAGTTTCCCATCTTCGGGTACTATCATTGATGAATCCTGACCTATAATTCTTTCTCCATCTATTATATCTATATTATTAGGTGCATATAATACATCAAAAGCCATAAATGAAACTGCTTTAGTCCTGTTGATGTCTAACCATGGATAACTATTATTATCTTTATCAAAAAACACAACTTCACCATCTATTAACATTTCTCTAGAGTCTAAAGGATCTAAACTATCCTGAGATGAGTTTCTCACCCTATAGATATTTGTATTTCTATCAATAAAATATACCATTCTACCACCCTTGACATCTGGTATAGTCGTTATGTACATTAACATTCTTGTTCCATCTACTTTTTGTGTTACTGTATATTCACTTTTACCGTTTGGTTTTTTAGTATTTATAATAGACATATCTTGTTTTTCCATTGTTACAGGAAGACCTCCTATGAATTTTTTCATATCATACTTTTCATTTCTAGCTAGGGAATTTTTAACAAGTTTTTCATAACTCGTTAACACTTGTTTATAAGTCTCGTCCTGTAATAATTCCATGCTTATTGGTTAATATTATGTTATATTTTTAATATGGTTTATTTTCTGTAAAATTTATTTTTAAATTTTAATTTTGATTTTGATTTTGATTTTAGCATTTTCATCATAGGATATATCCATTTAACTATTTTAAATAATGTATATATACCCAATGATACAATTGCATAATCTATAAATAGTTTAAAGTGATTATACCGGTAAATGTGTTTCCATCCGGTTGTATCTTTATCCAAATCAGTAATTATTACTAAAGCTTTCATTGGTTTTGCAGTTAAACTTCCAATAATACTATTTTTACCCCAGTTAGTTTTATTTTCAGTTTCTGGAAATAACTGAACTATTAGAGGATTTTTGTAACTATATAAATTGTCTAGTTTAGTTATATAATCAGTGTCTATGTCACCTTGATATTTATTTTCTTTAATTTCTTTATAAAGTTCTTTCCTTGCATTTTTTGAAAAGATTTGTGCTTGAGCAAAAGTATATCCCGTTAATGTATATATGTCGTAGTTATAAATTTCAGGTTTATAACTTTTAAATATCCCCGAAGAACCAAATGTAAACACATTAAATTCTTCATTTTCTATGAATTTATTAACAATGTTATATTCAATTAAATCTTTACTATAAATCTCGGCATCTTCTTCTAGAACGATTACATTATTGTAGTCTTTTGCGTAATAAAACGCCGTGAAATAAGAATGTGTAATATCTGAAGTTGTAGCAGTGACTTCTTCATCTTTAATACAATTTCTATAACCCTTGTTATACTGGATTATAGTTTTTTTACTTAATGACATTATAAAAGGGTCGTATTTAAATCTATCAGAACCTTCCATCATAAGTATAATTGTAACATCCGAAGATGGTATAACAGGATTATTAGTTTCATTTATAGTAATGTAATTGTAACAATCTTCGTTATCAAATTTCATATAATAATATACTTTATTTAAAAAAATAATTAAATATAAATTATATATTAAATATTAATGAGTAGACTTGATATATGGAAAGTTTGTAATAGAAAAAATCCTGAATTAGAAAAATTTTTAGCAGGGATTTCTGAAAAAACTATATCAAGGGGTAAATTATACACACAAAAAGAAATTGACAGCATAGTCAATATCAATACTCCGCGTGATATCTTACCTTTAAAAATTTATCCAAAACCTCATTCTGTTATATTAGTTAAGAATAAATTTTTAGAAGAAGGCTTTGCTATATTTGATGCAAATGGTTATGTAAATGGACCGAGAGACGAACCTTATGTTGATACCAAAAATCATCCATTTTACATAAAATCAAAAGATTCTACTTACGAACTATTTGACCCAGTTTCTCCTCAAAGACCTTTAAATAGAGGCGAAGATTCTGTTAATCCGGGCTATTGTGGTATATTTAGTATTATATTCATGGTTTATTTTAGAAATACGTCTGATTTAAATGTCTGGAATAGATCTTGGGTAGATTTTGTTAATACAATTAGAGAACCTTTTGTAAAAAACACATCAAGTGATAGTATAGCTCTTCAATTGGCGGCTGAAGTTCAATTAATAATTAAAAATAATACAAGTTACTCTAGAATGGAAGTTCAAATACTTGAAAAAATTAAACAATACTTCTATAAAGTTAAAATACCATTTCCTGAAAAAACAACTAAGAGAAAGAGAACAGATTTTGGTAACACAAAATATAAACATATGTATAATAACAGGTTGTATAAAATTAATATAGGTCCTAGGGGTGGGAGATACATAATTGTCAGAGGTAATAAAAGGTACATCTGAATTCAGATGTCATCTCGAATACCCCTGTAAACTGGATGTCTTGGAACTCCATCTTTAGTCATTTCCATAAAACTAAAAGAAACAATTGAACCAATTGGGATATATTCCGGAGAGTCTTCTTTTAGGTAGTTTTCTCTTTGCAAATCGGAAAATCCAGTTCCTACATTAGTGATTACACCCGTTCTTTTCCCATTTATTATAATTTCTCCCTTTATTGAACCAAGAAGTCCTTTAAGTCTACCATCGCCCATAATGTATTCTAATATAATACATTCTGCGTCTTGTTGTTTCTTATACTTTAGAAGATATTTACTCCTTCTAGTTTCATACGGAGAACCTGGAGCTCTAAGCATGACACCTTCTGCGCCAGCTGAAGTTAATTCGTTGTAAATTTTGTTTAATTGTTCTTCAGACTTTATTTTTACCTGTTCTGTTATTTCAATAGGAAAGTTCATATCTGGATAATCTTCTTTCCAGGACAATTCACATATTTTAATGATTTTACCCAGTATTTGCATACGTTCTTCGAATAGCGATGATTCAGATGGAATATCAAATGCTTTGAATTTAACAGTAGTCCACATATAGTCTATCTCATCGGATGTATATGTTTTACCTGGTTTAAGTGTTGATAATCTACTTGTTTTTTGAAATTCTCCTCTCCCAATCCATAATTCTCCATCTAAAGCAACACCTGGTGGAAAAGCCATGGTAAAAAAATCTGGAACGTATGTAAAAACTTTTGGTTTCCCTAGTCCTGAACCTCGCGATATAAACTTTTCTCCATCCCAGAAACATCTAATTCCATCATATTTTTCAGATACAGCCCAACCAACTGGAGGTTCCGGTACATTCAATTCTTTTGATAATTTATCAGTGAGTTTTATTTTTTGTCCATGTCTGTCGTATAAAGTGTGAGCTGCCATCAACTTAAGATTGTCTACGTATGTTTTTGTTTTATCATCGCTTTGTGATATAATTTGTATTTCAGGAAAAACTGCATAATAGCCTTTATCAGTCATTACAATATTATTGTAATTTACTTTTATGTAGTTTTATAAAATTTATTTACAATTAGTATTTTTTTGTAATATTTAACTATAACCCATTTCAGACATTATAATTCTTAAATCATAAGGTGATATATCAATTAAATTAGATAACATTTCATCAACAGACGGTCTCCTTGAATATTTTTTTGTGAAAGAATCTATAAAATTAGTAACCATTTTAACTTTAACAATATGTTTACTTTTTTCATTTTCTTCAATTTCTATTTTTTCCTTTTCTAATATATTTATTTTAAGTTGATCCTGTTTATAAACTACGTCGCGTATAGTGGTTATGTCATTAAGAATATCCGGTTTTATAATTTTATTGAAGTTTTTAATTTTTCTAGCAATCTCTCTTTTATCATCTCCAGATGTCAATTGAGATTTAAATTTATCTATTATGTCACTATCTATATGGGGACACGTTTCCATTAACCTATCAAATTCGTCTCTACATGTTTTCATGAAATACGTCACGTCAACTCTTTCTTCAGGGGATTTTAATAATTCTATTCTTATACTTCTATGAAATTTATCCCACGATATAGAACTCGTTGCATGAGCTTCAGATAACTCATTTATTTTAAAAAATTGAGAAACGGTTGTTATTATACCAGCCAATATATTAACACTTCCAATTACTATAGAACATTCAGATCTATACTTTAATGGAACCCTTTCTAAAGCAAAGTTTGCAGTACCCGTTAAAGTTGATAAAACAATAACGGGTATAGTATACATGTTTCGTTTTTTGGAGTATTTTATATTAGAACTGGCATGAAGCATTTTATAACAGGAGGCTTTGTCTGCCCAATCTATAAATATATTTTCGTGATGTCTTTCCCATGGGGTGTATTCTCTAACGCTAGATTCAGACTTATTGTCCATGTTTCAATTATTTTATTTAAAATAGATGTATAAATTAATGGGATGAATAACAACGAAGATTTCCTATATATTGAAGATTGTAAAAATGACATATACTCTTTAATAAAAGACATAAATGAGAAATGTACAAATTTAGAAGATCTTTATAAAGAATACCTCCAAGAAGTTTTAAAACACGATACGCATTTAATGTCCTTAGATGTTTTATTTTTTCAAATAGAGTTAACATACGAAGACATTAAAAATTATACTAGTTTATTTAATGAGTTTTTATCTAGGATGTATGGAATGTACTATAAACTTTACATTAAGATAATAAATTCTCTTAAAGATATAAAACTTGATAATATTTTTGGAAATAATGTATTTTTTAAACCTACACCGTTTGACGATTTAAATAAAAGAGAATATAACTTTGACGAAACAGAAAAGATACATACTACAATCATAAACATAATGACATCTATAACACAATACATATCAAAACAAAAATATTCAATAGAAGACGATGAGGTGTATTCTAAAACACATAAAGGAATAAATATAAATCAATTGGTGTTTGAAAAAACACATGACAATGAAATTTTACTACAAAAAACTAAACTATTTAACAGTATACTTGAAAATTATTATGAATATCAAAAAAAATTTCTAAAAAGAATGATATTAAAATTAAAAGTCTTACAATTTCAAATAAATTCTGATATAGAATTTCAAACATCTAAACGAGAATCTAAGAATAATGTAAATGTAAATGATTACATTGAAACATCAATTGACGAACAATTTCGGGGCGATGTTTTAAATGGAATAAATTTAAATAATAAAAGTATGGAAGATAGGAAAAATATATGTAAAAAATTTACTGAAAGCTTAATTAGTTGTTGTATTTGAATACTTATCGAATGATTTAATTGTATTAGGGCAAAGATCCTCAATTAACTCTTTCATAGCATCTGAATATTCTTTTATTTCACCCTGTGCATTTTCCGCAGACCTAAGTCTGATAAAATTCAATAAGTTATGCAAATCAATGCACCAATAAAACTCGGTGTACATATTTTGAGGAAGACCAATTCTTGCAATTTCCCTGGATACCCCAGCCTTTATTAGATCTCTATATAGTCCATATTGTTTATAAGAATTTGTCATATATTCTTCGAATTTATACTTAATATGTTCATCCTTAATTTCATTCCCAGACATTTGCTTATTCAATTTTCCTTGGTCGTATATAGTTCTAGGACAATAGAATTCTCCTTTCATAACAGAGTATCTTCCTGAAATTTCATTGACATTTGCTGTTCTATGACGAATCCATTGCCTCTGAACAAAAATTGGACATTTAATGTGAAATTTAAATTTTACCATTTCAAATGGAGAAGTATGTTTATGTCTAATAAGAAAATCAATTAGATTTTTGTCTTGTTCAGGAGTTTTAATACCCTGATTAAATGAAACTCTAGCAGCCTGAACAATAGCATGATCACACATTAAATCCCTACAACTCTCGGGAATATATCTTGGCATACAGTCGACTAGTTTAACAAATCCAGGCGGACCATACGTATCAGTATTTACATGTTTGATTTTATCTTGAAGTTCGATAAGTCCATTATATTCTGGTTCAGAACTAACACCGGGACTTGAAGATAGAATAGGTAATTGAGGTTTATTAATAATAAAATCATTATATCTCGGGATAAGAATTGAAATGAATCTTTTATTAATGGTAGTGTTTTTAATATAGTTTCTTAACAACATAACTTATGATATTATAGGTTATAACTTTAAATTAAATTAAATTAACTTAAAAAATTTAATCATAATAACATATAAATTATTATGCCTCTATTCTTGAAAATAGACCCCGAAGATTCTCATCATTGGGAAAATCATCCAACTTATGAAAAGGCGAGGAAAAATCAGGATGTTGGATTGGATATTCCAATGCAAAAATCAGTTATTATACCAGCTAATTCTAAATCATTTAAGATAAATCTTAATATTAAAACAAATCCTAGCCACGGATATACGGTTCTTCCTAGAAGTTCTATTTCAAAAACTAGTGTAAGACTAGCAAACTCTGTAGGAATTATAGATAAAAATTACCGAGGTAATGTAATTGCGGTAGTTGATAATATTGGTGAAACAGATGTTTTATTTCAAGAGGGATGTTGTTATTTTCAAATTGTAGCTTTTGATGGAATTCTTCCTAAGTTTCAGATAGAAACTGTTAATGATACAACTGATCGCGGTTCGGGTGGTTTTGGAAGCACGGGGGCTTCTAATTAAATTACATGTGAACCAATTAAAAAAAGTCCTTCTCTATCTAAAAATTCAAGGGTTAATCTAGAAGCTATTTGTTCAGATTCTTTTTTTGTTTTATTACTTCCTTGACAGTATTTCTTTCCGTTTATCAGTACTACAGATGTAAATACCTTTTTATGCGCAGGTCCTGCAGTTTCTACTAGTTCATATTCTGGATTTACTTGAATACTTTGCTGACATCTTCTTAGTAGGATATCTTTATAATTATTATCCTCTTCTAGATCTTCAAAATTAATGTATTTATTGATAATTTCTAATATAAATTTTTCAGCATACTTAAATCCAAGATCAAGATTTATAGAACATATAAAAGCCTCAAATATATCTTCCAAGAATCTGTCATTATTTCTTCCACCTATGTTTTCAACATTCTTACTAATAATAAGAAATCTATTTAAATTTATTTTTCTAGAAAGATATGCAAGTGTTTTACCGTTTACCAGTTTAGTTCTAATTCTAGTTAGAAATCCTTCGTCTTTATAGGGATATTTATGAAAAACAAAATTAGCGACAACAAGATTAAGAACCGAGTCTCCAAGGTATTCATATCTTTCGTATGAAACCCTTAAAGATTCTTCTTCTTGTTTAGCTAAGAATCTTAGAACACTTTTATGAATGAAAGCTTTTTGATAAAATAACACATTTATTGGAGTTACATTTATAATAGAAAAAACGTCATCGGAATTAATGTCCTGGTTATTCTCGTTGAAAAACTTAAACATAACTATTCTAATTTAGTTATTGTAATATTCTTTTAAACTGTTAATTTTTTTGTAAAATTTCCATTTTTTCTTCCAAATTTTCTCCAGTCTTACATATGTCCATTATGTCTTTAATCTTTAATAGACTTGAGTGTGCTAAATATTCACTAGATACATTATTATCGGTTGTATAGATTTCTAATTTTTGAATAGAATCCCCGATTAAAAATGTGTAATTTTTTAAAAGAAAATTATGACGTTTCCATTCGTATGTATATAAATTAATTTCATCTAGATTAGGATCAGTAATGTCTACCTTTTCTGTAGTCTCAGCGGTAACTAATATATCATAAGGTCCATTATTATTAATTATAATACTATCGATAACCTTCATCGGGGCTTCATCTCCCTCTGATATGACTTCCTCTATGGTTTTTCCCCATTTCATATAAGAATCAAACGAGGATTTAATTTTTTCGTAGTTATTTTTATTGAATAATTTTGGTTCAAACCCAAACTCGTTTGTATATTTCCCAAGGGTAAATTTTATACAATTACCCTTTTTATTATTATCTCTAAAAAATCTAACTAAATCTGGTAAAATATTATTCATTTTTATATATTATTAAAATATCCCTTTAAACCTATATAAAGAAATATACAATTAAGTAGTATATAATGACCACTATCGAACAGACAGAGCCTCTAACTCCATCTGATAAGTTTGACCTTCTATTGAAGGATTTTAATACTCTTACTGAAACTCTTAAGACTATGAATGTACGTCTCAAGGCTCTACAGAAAGATGTAAATAAGGCTATGAAGTCTGGTAAGCGCCAAAAGCGTGTAACCGAAGTAGATCCAAATGCTCCTAAGAAGGTTTCTGCTCTACAGCGCCCAGTTGCAATTTCAAACGAATTGTGTTCATTCCTAGGATTCCCCGAGAATACCGAACATTCTCGCCAGGAAGTAACTACCACAATCAATAATTACATTAAGACTAATAATCTACAGGATCCTGATAATCGTCGTTTTATTCTACTTGATACTACACCAGAAGCTAAGAAGCTAAAGGTTCTTCTCAGGAATCCAGATCAGCCGGTGACATTTTTTAACATTCAGCGTTATCTAAAGCCTCATTACCCACCTTCTGAGAAGGATAAGATTGCCTCTGCAAAGGAAACAGAGACGCCTGCTCACAAGCCTGAGGTAGTAGCCGACGAAGATGTTGTAAAGGAAGACCCAAAGGTTCCTGCCCCAAAACCCCCGGTGAAGAGACGTGTTGTCAGGAAGTAGATATAATTTTAGCCAAAAAAAGAGTATGTAAAAAATATTACCCAAGAGTGTATAATTATATAATATTAATGTATTACCTTAAAAATGTAAAAACCCTAGGAGAAAATAAGTGTATGGTTTATTCAAATATGTATATAAATTTTTTAACTATGGGTTGTAAATATAAAAATCAGGAAATTATCAATAATTTATGTCCCGAGTTTATAAGAGACAACTGTGTAAATAATATCAATGTTCCATACTACTTCACATATTAAATTAAGTATTAATAAAGAGCCCTCGTGGCGCAATTGGATAGCGCGTAGGACTTCTAATCCTAAGGTTCGGGGTTCGATCCCCCGCGAGGGTTCTTTATTAATACTATCTTAATTAAATTCACTGCACCTGATATTGTATTTATCTTTTACATGCGAACCCTTCTCTACAGTACCACTTATTTATTCCCATTAATTCACAGAAAAGGTGTATAGATACACCTGTTAAAAATAAAAGTATACCCATTTGATACAAACTATCCCTAGAAGACATTATAGGCAACTTTAGTTTTAATTTGGGAGAAAGTATAGCAAAATCTAATACACATGCAATTACATTACCGAATAAAACTGTCAAGACTCCTACGCTTATAGCTTCGTATATTAACTGAGACATAACTTACTATAACTTATTATATAAAAATATAATAAATTATATTAATATATATTAAATATGTCCAAAGAAATTACAATACGGTTATTAAAATTACATGTAAATAAAATAACAAATGATAAATTAAAAAAAAATTTTTTATTAAATTGTATAGAAAAACATGGTCTAATAAAGAAAGAAGAAGGGGAAGAAAGTTTATATGAAAGGTTGGAAGATATTTGTAAAGTATGTAAAGGTAACTCTAAAGTTATTAAAAATAACATGGAAGTATGTGAAATATGTGGAACAGTGTTAGATGAATCTATAAATCCATATAAAACTTTTAAACAAAATTTAAATACTGGGAAACTGGGAAGTTTTATATCACCAGATGGTTTAAATAGGGATTTATCTCGTGTAAATACATGGGTTAATATGAACCCCGAAGAAAAAAAATTACAACATGATTTAACATACATCCTAAATAGAATAGATTCATTGGCATCTGAATATATGTATAATCCTGAAATTTTCGATAAGATAAAAGAGGAAATTATAGAAATGTGGTTTCATTTAATAATAAAAACTGATAATCTAAGAGGTGATAACAAAAAATCTTTAGCCGCTCTTATAATTTATAGTGTGATAACATATAATGGTCTGAAAATCACAATTGAAAGATTGTCTAGACAACTTGGAGTGGATGTTGGTAGTATATCATCTGAACTTTCTAAACTAAAAGAAATATTTATTAATACGAAATATGAGCAATACGTAAATATTAAATTAAAAAGTGATATAGATTTAAAATTAACTCCATTTTTAATAAGAGAATTAGACCTTGTTAAAAGATCTATAAGAAATGCTGGCATGCCTCCCCCAGGGGATAATGGTATATATGGAATTATATATGCTATTTCTAAAAAAGCTTCTAAAAGGGATTCTTTTTACAATACTTACAATCTATCATATTTTTATAATAAGACTGGGGTAAGTACAACTACTATAAGCAGGGAATCTAAAAAATATCAAAAATTCATTAAATAATGTAAATTCTTTTAAATATCTTGTCAGCTATGAAGTTATAGTTTGATACCGTGGTTGAATAATCGTATATAGATAAAAACATTTTGTCAAAAAGAATTAGCTGGTGTTCAGATAGGGTGTTTTTAGTAAATTTATGATTTATGCGGGTTAAGTTATAAATCTCAAATGATGAAATATTATTAATAGAATAGAATTCGGGTTCCTTTATTATGTCATCTTTAAACTCGTCGATTATATACAAACACCGTTCTTCTTCAATCTGTTCAAGTGTTTCTTCGTCATATTCTGCTTTTTCATCAAGAATTTCTTCTTCAATAAAAATGGGATCCATAGATGTATAGAATGTAATTTAGTATTTATGTTCTATACATTTATATTCTTTTGTTTTAGTGTTTGTATTTTTTTGTAATTTAATACTTAAGAATTAAACATATTGGATGTTAAAAATTTAGTCTGTTCGATTTGTATAGCTGCTTGTCTTTGTAAATCTGAAATTTTATCATCATTGGCTGATTTTTCACAATAACTACTTTCTTTACCTTTATTATACATACAGTTTAATAGTAATAAAATAATTCCTAAAACAACTAATAGACCCAATAACTGATTTATTTGTTTTGGGGTCATTTTCATTTTCATTCTCTTAGCCATGATATACTGTATAATAATGAATTTATTTTATTTTATTTTAATATTCAGGAATTTAACATATTAGCTACCATAGTTGTAGCCAGAGCATCCGGGTATGCTATTGCTCGTGCACCACGGGTTTTCCGAGCCCTGAGCGGCGCAGTTACCACTTCTTGGGTTGCGAGGTCCGTTAGAACATGGTCCTAGACATTTGCGGTCGTTCGAACCCCCACCCTGTCCGTAAAAGGGGTTGTCAATCTCTCCCGCAGCAGGGTCACAGGGGGGTGAGCCACTGGCACCCTTAGAGATTCCTTGCCCTAGGGGTGATATGGGTCCGTATGGACCCCTCCCACCTCTCCCAGAAGAACTGAGTGTAAAGTTACCTTGTGTGCTGAGGAACCCACCGCTGTGCCCACGGGCTTCATTTTTTCGGCGATGTGTTCTAGCCATAGAAGGTTCATTCGCACGGCGGCGTGTTCTAGCCATAGAAGTTTCTATAGTTCGTGAACGGAATGGTAACTTAGATGGAGTTCCTTTAAATGAATTTTCTTTAGAGAGAGATTTTTTAAACATATTAATAAGTTTCATTAACATAAATATAACTACAGACAAACCTATTAAAGCAACGATTATATTAACTTTATCTTTATTGCTAAAATTCATAAAATTTCTAACAATTCTTACCATTTTATTGTATGTTTATATTTTTTTATAAAAATAATTTATTTTCTGACCATTTACATTTATAATTTCTAATGTAAATTCTTCAGTGATATTGTATAATAAATTGATTTCTGGTATGATAATACGGTCTTTAATTTTAATAAATACATCATCAGAAGTCTTTATAAGAAATTTACCAGGTAAAAGTTCTATTTGTACATCTTTTAAAGTAGAATATTTATCTAACAAGACTTCTTTAGTCTCGTTTGAATTAAAGTCGTAATCACTCTGTATTCTATTCCCTTTTGTGTTTTTAAAGTGTTCATTTTTACGCACATAAGTAAAAAATTCTACTATAATTACTATAAAAAAGATATAAAAAAAAGTCCAAGCTGCTAACATATCTTATTACACTAGCTAAAAATAATTTAAATTAATATTTTTACGCTTAATGAACTTAAAGAGAATATATATACTATATTATCTAATAAACATGTCCCACACGATTGTACTCCCCAGCGAATTCGACGATTCTTCTATTAAGTTTCTAGCGCCCAGGCAAAATAAGCTAGGCGGACAAAGCGTTCTTATTAATTACGAAACTGACCAGAATAATGGGGCGTTTATTCTTCAGACATCTCGTGTTCGCATTCCATTTGGAATCGATCAATCTAAGCCACAAAACGGAGAAGCAGTTAAGTATCACATTTCAGTTGCTCTAGCAAATGACGAGACTAAGAATCCTCAGCTTCTACAATTTACTGAGAATATTCGCTCTATCGACAATAAGGCAAAGACTTGTGCTATGGAAGAGACAACCTGGTTTGGAAAGAAACTAAGCGAAGAACTTGTTAGTGAGTTTTACAAGTCTGCTGAAAAGTTTCCCAAGGACTCAAAGTGGCCATCTAATCTAAAGGTAAAGCTTCCATTTGTAAATGGGGTTCCCCAGTTTGCCGTTTATGATGAGAATAAGAATTCTATTAATGTTGTAGATGAGGATGGAAATATCGATCTAAGTTCTATTCCAAGGGGTTCAGAGGCTGTTTGTCTTATTCAGTCTACGGGTGTTTGGTTTGTTGGCAAGACTCAATTTGGTGTAGGTTTTAAGCTTCTACAGGCAAAGATCTTTAAGAGCAATAAACTTTCTGGATATTCTATTGTAGACTCCGAAGATGAAGAGGATGTTGGGAGCGAAGAAACCCAGGAGTAAATAGTTTAAAGAAATAAAATATTATATATAAGTAAGTAAATGAATGACCTTGAACACTCCGAGTTTATTCAAAAAATAAATAATAACCCAGATATACTAAAAAAAATACTAGAAAAAGATAAAGCATTGTCTAACATGATTAGTGATATGATTATTATTTATATGCTTAAAAATGATATTTCAAATGATGATAACGCCTAATTAAAAATGCCTAAACATTAAATCCCTAAAAAGTTTAATCAATACATTCCTCCATAGCTCAGTTGGTTAGAGCGTGCGGCTGTTAACCGCGAGGTCTTCGGTTCGAACCCGAATGGAGGAGTATATTGATTTAAGAATAATAAACTTTCTTAATCGAATGTTTCAGTATAAAGTTCGTACAGTTTTGACATGGTTTTGAATTTACACAATGACCCTGTGAATTAACCCTAATTATAACAAGTTCACAACGTTTCAAATCCTCAGCCTTAATTCTTCTAAGTCCGTCTAAGACGGCACTTACCTCTGCATGCAATGAACGTTTCTCATTAGAATTAGTGTTATAATATGTATTATATCCACGTCCTATAATTTTCCCCCGGTATATTAAAACCGCACCATGATTAAAATTCATCTCTGACTTCAAAGCTTGATTATATGCCTCCTGAAAAAACAGTCGCTTCATATTATCTTATACAATATTATGAAGTTTGTGTTTTAAGTTGATTATTTTTTAGAAATATTTAACTTTATTTTACTATATCATATGCTCTAGATATGTCATATGATACACAGTCTCGGGCTCCAAAAAAAGATCTTCCCTTGGATTTATTGATATATACATATAAACAATAAATTAACATTGAGAAAATTATTAATAATAACATGTTTTCAATACACAATAGTGATTTATTTTTAGAAGGTTTAGATATTTTATCGTTTTCATTATCTTTATTATTAACATTGGGTTTTAATACTATAGGTTTCTCATTTTCCTTATTTGATTCGATAATAGATTCTGTTTGAGGATTATTAACATCCAATTTTAACGGAGATATGTCACTGTCTGCTACAAGTAGATTAGATTCATCTACTTTTTTATCGTCAATATCTTTATGTTCTGGTTCATTTTGTCCGTAAGATAAATAATTAACTCTTTTATCTTTCCTTTTTAAGGATCTGTACATTATATATTATAGATTACATATTATTTTTTTTGTTTATGTAAATAAAATAACACCGAAAATATTAATATTATAGTTATGAGATCTGATATTACCCTACCTACGTTGATTGATTTATCACCTGTTAATTTAACTTTAAGATTTTTTAATACATCTTTAGGATCTATCATTGTGAATATAATTGGATTAATTATTTCATAGATTAATGTAGCTATGTAAGTATGAACAAGAACCGTTATTACTCTTGCCGATGAAAAATTATCGGTTATGAAATGTCTGAATTCGCTACTCATTTAATATAAAATAAATATTTTTATTATTTATAAAAGAGGTATGTTTATTATTTTTAGATGTTATAATATACAAAATATATTAAAACTAAGATTATAACCATGTCTATTTTGTAAAAATCGGTTATATATGGATAAAATGTTGTCATTTAATAAGTTTATTTAAAGTTTTTTTATATGAATTTATTGAAATATCTGTACGGTGTGGGGTTCGAACCCACGAGGCCGAAGCCAGCAGATCTTAAGTCTGCCCCCTTAAACCACTCGGGCAACCGTACAGATATTTCAAGTACCTATTATATTATTAATTATTTCTTTAAATCCGTTTATAGAACACTACTATATTATAAATTGTTCTGGAATATTTTGTTATATTATGAACACTATGATACCAAAATAAAGTATTAAGAGAATTAATATCAAAATTTATAGGAGCTTTTAGGACTATCAAATCTGTAAAATTATACAACTCATTAATTATTTTTTGTACATCGATATTATCAAGATACAGTTTTATATTTTTTTTATTTTTATATTCGTTTCCACCCCAAGGCGGATCTATAAAAATAATATCCTGTCTAATTAAAAATTTAACATAATTATATGTAACATTATAACATTGACAGTTTGAATATTCTTCTGTATTTGATTTGAGGATACAAAAGATGTCATTTTCTTTTTCGACGCATATTACCTTATAAAAATCTTTACAAAACATTACAGAATTACCTCCTATACATGCGGTAGCATCTGTTATTATACATGATTCTTTTGCCCATTTAGCGTTAATATAACTTAATATAATCTTATTTATCTGCTCTGCTTGTGTTTTTGTAGTATAAACATTTAAACATTTTAGAGGAATTTTCATTAAATAGATATATAATATGATTTTATATAACTTTAATCGAATTTAATCATAGAATCTATTATAGATATTGTATTTGTATCTTTTATAATTTTTATACATTTGAGGCCTGATTTAAATTTATTAATTGGGAAATGAAAATCCTCTAACTTATAATAAGAATACATTATAATTAAATAAGATTCTATACACCCCCTCAAATTTAATGTCTTCCATATATTATATAATATCATATAATCTATATTATTCATTTTATAATCTTCTAATCCGTACGTATTATAATATTCTTTAAAACACTTTTTTAATTCTTTACAGTATTTATCTATAACTTTTCCTAAATTTATATTTTCTTCAATCGATATCTCATATATTATATTTCGAACTATATCGTTCATTATAAATTTAAGAAAATAATATATATTGTTTAATAAACCATGAAAAGAAAATTAGGACATAATTCTGGCGAAACTTTCGATATAAAATGTTATGATTTAAAAACATTAGACTCTTTAATATCCATGGTATCAGATTATGATGAAAAAGAATTACCGAGTAAAAGACTAAGAAAGTATTATCCGTCTAAAATGAATTTACTACCTGACATCTTAGACGATTTAAAAGAACTTAATAGTATGACCGGATTAAAAAAACTCAAAACTCAGGTTTTAGAACAGATATTATTCTTTATTCAGGACATGGACGAAAAAATAATGTTACATACCGTTTTAGAAGGCCCCCCGGGGACAGGTAAAACAACTGTTGCAGGTATTTTATCTCGAGTGTATGCAAAGATAGGTATATTTAGAAAAGTTAAATTTAATGTTTTAAAAAGATCTGATTTAATATCTGAATATCTCGGTGGGACAACTATTAAAACCACAAAAGCTCTTAATAAATGTAAAAATGGAGTTGTTTTAATAGACGAAGCTTATTCTATAGGAAGCGCATCTACAGAAGATATTTACGCAAAGGAATGTGTTGATACAATAAATCAATATCTAACAGAGAATTCTGATAAAATTATATGTATAATAGCCGGATATAAAGAACAACTCGATAGGTGTTTTTTTAGTATTAATCCGGGACTTAGGAGACGCTTTCCTTGGACATTTACAATAGATAATTATACACCCAAAGAACTTACTGAAATTTTTTATAAAGAAATCAAAGAAAAAGATTGGGAAACGGATTGTAATGAATCGGAAATTATTGACATTGTAACCCAAACACATAAATTATTTACAGGCAATGGGGGAGACGTAAAAAATATAATAGAAAAGGCAATGATTCATAATTGTAGAAAGAGTTTTGGGAGCGAAAAAACATATACAATACAACTAGATGATCTTAAACACTCTATCGAAATATTTAAAGACAATAAAGAAAGTAAAATAATAACTTTACCATATGGAATGTATACTTAATTTTCGTTATATTGTATATTATTATAATATATTATAAGATTATAGATGATATCTTATAAAAACATAGATATGCTTCAATTAACAATAAACGACGACAGGAAATTAATAAATAAAGACAAACAATTAGAAATAAAAAGTCCTATTATGTTATTTTCTTTAGGCGAAGATGAGGATTTTTTACATTTTTATATTAATAGAGAAGCAGAAAATCATTGTGTTTTTCTTAATTTAAGTAGATATATCGAAAGATTATATAATATTAAAAAAATAGAATCTAATTTAAATACAAATGAATCTATTCTTATTTATGTAGGTAAAGACATTAATTATCAGATCTTTGATTCTGACAGTAAAAATATAACAAAAGAAAAAATAAAATATGGAGGTAAAGCAATTTGTTCTTTTATATGTAATAATGGAAGGCACGAACTTGTTCAACTTTTAATGATAAAATAAAAGTTTCATTCTCGTTTATTAACTTAATAAAAAATAATAACATTTATTAATCAATGAGTTCTGCACTTGGTGTATACAATCCTGTAAAAATACAAGACGGTGTATTTTATTCTAAGATAATATTAAATGACGAAGACATCATAATTCAAGTAAAAAAAAATAAAGTAAAATTGGATAAACCAAATAATAAAGCTCTTTTAGAACTTGATTCTAAAACAAAAAAAGACATTGCCTGGATAGGAGAAGAAGTTATTAAAGAAACTTCAAAAAACAGTGAAGCGTGGTTTGGGAAACATATTACACTCGAAGATTGTAAAACTTTATATAGAGATTGTATAGACGATAAAAAATTAAAATGTTTTTATGATGAAAATTGTAATTTTTATGAAAATAAGAATGGATCCATAGATCATTCATACTTACAAGATGAATTATCTGGTATAGCTATTATAAAATGTTGTGTTATAATATTTACAAAAACCGCATTTTATGTAAGATGGGAAATATCCCAATTTAAAATAAAAACAAATTGTGAAGAAAAATTACATTTAGTTGAATACTCAATAAGAGATCTTGACGAACATAAAGTATCTATTGAAGATTTTAACATAGAAAATAAATTAAAAGATAAACTTAAAGACATATGTTTATTCTGATTAATTTATTTAAAAACATAACATATATATAATTATAAAATGATCATCTCTATCGAGGGCAATATTGGCTCTGGGAAATCAACATTTTTTAATTATTGTCGTGAACAACTATCGAATAGAACTGACATTATTTTCGTTGAAGAACCCGTCGATACATGGGAATCTATTAAGGACAATAATGGAATTAGTTTGTTGCAACAATTTTATAATCACCCCTATGAATACGCATTTTGTTTTCAAATGACTGCATATATCTCTCGCCTAGTAAGACTACAGGGTGCTATAAGAGAAGCTAAAGAAATTGGCGCCAGTGCCATAATCACAGAAAGATGTGTTTACACCGATTTTAATGTTTTTACTAGGATGCTGTATAAAGCATGTAAAATTAATGATATAGAACTTTCGTGTTATAGATTATGGTTTGATAATTTTATGAAAGATATTCCAAAACCGAACTTTATTTATTTGAAAACTTCGGTTGAAAACTGCCTTTATCGAGTTGATGAAAGAGGTCGCGATGCTGAAGCTAATATCACTCTGGAATACCTAAGGGAATGTGAACAATACCACGACGAATGGCTATTACCAGGTCTTCTGGGAAATGTTACCATTTTTGACGGAAATCAATCAACCGAATATCATAATAATTATCTTAACATAATTAAAAAAATGATACATAACCCAGAAGAACGTTCTCATAAGAGAAAAGTAAATTCTCTAGAAGGCTCTTTAAATTCTTTTAATTTTTAAATAATATAAAGCATTCTTTATATTTAATATAAGAATGAATGAATTAATCCAACATGTACTTATGTGTATAAAAAATGTAAAAAATGAACTAGGTGACTTTTATAAAGAGAATATATATCAGAATGCTCTAAGAATTGAACTAGAAAGAATGGGCTATTATTGTGGAACCGAAGTTATTATTCCTATACATTACAAGGGTATATACATCGGTTTTGAAAGGGCTGATATAGTTATTTATAAACAAAATGTTCCTTATAATATTGAACTCATTATTGAACTAAAATCTCAAAGCACGAGACTAACTAATAAAGAAACAGTTCAACTTAAAAAATATCTGAAAAATGTAAATTGTGAAAAAGGAATCTTAGTTAATTTCTATGAAACACCAGAAATACTTTGTGTTACCGAAGAATCTACCGAAAAGATTCTCTATGACACACTTCACTAATGTAATTAGTTTTAAAATTAATAGTTTTTCCATATTTAACTAACTCCACTGAAAATACAATAGTATTATCATTGGGTATAGATAAATTCTTTTTAAATTTATTATTGTATAGTGTATAAATATTTTTTAACGACATGTTATTTAAAAGATTTAACCATGTTTTAACTGGATTTGTTTGTTTATGAAGTCTTAAAACTTTTATCATATCATTAAAGGCATCATTTTGTCTTTTAGGATTAGGACTTCTGAATCTATGTGTATGTTTTAATATATCTTCTACCATTTTTGTTTGTGTGTTATTTATTATTTTGTTTACTTTAATAATGTATGCACCTTCTAGACTAAAAACAATATGTGTTAAATTGTCTTTTTTGGCAAATGATATACATTGACGAATATCTTCACCAGAAGGCCAGCCATATATAGTATCTGCATCTATGTAACATTGTTTTGGATGTGTGTGAAAATTAACAATACCATAAGGAGTAGCAACAGAATCTTCATTACCTCTATTAATTTTAAACTCTGTACTTTTTTTATTGCAAACGTCTTTATTACAATATTCATCGTCTTTGAATAATATTTTCCCGGCTATTTCAACTTTATCTTTACTGAGAGATTCTTTAATTTTATTAATAAAATCGCTTGATAAAACCCAGTTTACTGTTTTTTCACTTCTCTTGCAAGGCATAGTTACAATTAATGTATATTTAATTTTAGTGTTTAATTTGAGTTTTTAAAATAAAATATGTATTGTAAATCATTATGTCTGAAACATTAAACGTTAATGTAATAGTTGCAGCCAAAGAAGAATATACTAAACAGTTAATTTCACTTCTTCAACCAGAAATGTATGAATTGCTTAAGAATGTATTTATAAACTCACAGAAAAATAATTTACGAAGAAATCTTTCATATTCTAATTTCCAAAAAGAACTTAAACAAGTTCCTCGATGGTCTAGTTATACTTTAGAGGAGTATCTTCAAAAAATAAATCAAAAGTATCCTTATTTAATGGATTTAATAACCGCCATATTCGTAAGTCATGTTAAAATATTGGCATGTGTTAGAATAAAGGCAGATGATAAAGCAATAAAAATAAAAGTTCCAAATCTTAATAACTTTCTACACAAAATAATAATAAATGCATCTGAACAGGTTTATTATCATCCATATATAATAAATAGCGATAAAGAAAGATTATTTACTATAATAACTACATCTATTACAGATTCTATATCAAATCAGGTTCCAATAGAATACATCCTAAATGAGTATCTATCTGGTGCATTTGACGAGGAAGAAAGTCCAATTCAAAAATCTTTAGATGAATTAAATGACACTGAAAATTTATTTAATCAGGACGTAGATGATGACGTGGACTCTAATTATGAAAATGAATTAAAGAAAGATATACCAATTGGAGAAATTGCTAAATTAATTCCTCCCCCGGTTACAGAACAAATTCAAAATGAAAATGAAAATGAAAATGAAAATGAAAATGAAAATGAAAATGAAAACTTAAAACTAAAAAATAACGAATCGATCGAAGATTCTTCTGATGAAGACGAAGACGACGAAGACGACGAAGACGAAGAAGACGAAGAAGACGACGAAGAAGTTAAAAAAACAATACAAACATCTTCTGCGCTTTTTTAAAATAAAATTTTTAAGTATGTTTATTGTATATTAATATAATGAATAGTTTACAACATGTTATAGAATCACAAAAGAGACAACAAAATAGATATAACAATCTAAAAACAGAAATTCTTTCTAAACTAACCGATAAAATTTCACATTTATCTAAAAATGGAGAATTAAGATGTATATATACTGTCCAGGGCTATACATTTGGTTATCCAAGATATGATGTGAGAGATGTAACTAATTTCTTATATACTAAGCTTATTAATGAAGGATTTTGTATAGTTATTTTAGCTAATAATAAATTATTTGTATCATGGGATATCAATGATATCAATAACATTAGAAGTAAAAAGGAAAAAAAGAAAGAAGATATGAACGACTTAATTCCTTTATTGAATTTAAAATCTATTTAAAAAACAAAATACATTGTATATAATATAATGATAATTTTATCTTTTGATATAGGAATTAAAAATTTAGCATATTGCATGTTAGATTCTCTAGATGGAACTATTTTAGATTGGAATTTGATAGATTGTACAGGAGTAAACGAAACTCTTAGGGTTATAGAAGAATTAGATCAACTTGAACACCTTAAAGAAGCTGACGTAATTCTTCTTGAAAAGCAACCGTCATTCAATCCTAAAATGAGAAATATATCAACTGCTATTTATGTTTATTTTATACTTAGAGTTAATCATGAGCAACAAAGAAATGCTAGAATTCAATTTTATGCCGCTAAATATAAATTAAAATGCTGTGATATTCAAATAGAACATAAAGCTAAAAGTAAATACACTAGAAATAAAAATTTAGGTATAGTTCATACTAGACATCTTATTAAATCTCATAAAGATTTTTTTGAAAGCAATAAAAAAAAAGACGATCTAGCCGATTGTTATTTACAGGGACTTTCATTCATTAAATTCTTTACAAATTCAAATGTACAAAAAACACTAGCATGATAAGGTATACTTCTAATAAGATAAACACCAATGCCTCTATAGTAGTGATGTATTTTCATTCCTGAGAAATTTCCCCCATTTCTCAACACAACTCTTACAGTATCAAATGGATAAAATATACTCGAAGCAACCGTCTTAGAAATAGATGTATTTATAAATGTATTAAAAGTAGAATTATCTGTTTTACTTTTTAGATATTCGTATATAGGAATTTGAATAGTAAAAGTTAATCCTAGAATGTAAGTAGGGATTAGCCCAGAGTAAAAATTACTAATTGTCATTTTATGTATTTCGTTCATTTTATCGGTTTGTGCTTTTTGTTTAATAACCCATAAAGGTGTTGTAATTGTACTTGCTATACATGTAGATATATATGCGCTTGCCGGTATATTTAAATTATGATAAGTTTTTAATTCTTCGTATATAGAAAAGTATAATCCCCAAAATGGTGTTATCGTATAAATTGCATATGAAAGACCTTTAAAACAATTTTGAATATTTACACCTATGGGTCTATTTATCTGTTTATTTATTCTCAAAACGTCTAAAGGATTGCATACTATACTCGATACAACACCTGCCGAAATAGCTGAAATTAATGTATCCATTACATAATATGTATATATTATTTTCCCTTATGTTATTTTTTGAATAATTAAAAATATATACTATTAAATAAATAAAGATGGTATCAGCTGTTTTATTATCGTCCATTGGTATCCCCGTTTTTATAATGTTAATTGTATTACTTATACTTGTGATGGGTTCTAGAAGCTCTATATCTAAATTAAGAAATGACGTAGATATAAATAGTGAAGAAGTTAACAGAATGAAAATTGACGTAGAAGAAGAAGTTAACAGAATGAAAATTGACGTAGATATAAATAGTGAAGCAGTAGATTTGATGATACCTTGGATAGAATCTGCCCAAAAAACTTTTACACTTCCTGGGTTCGGGGACTATTAATTTTCTGGTTGATAATAAAAAAAAAATATATATTCTTATTATAAATGAAAATTAAGGATTTAATAGCAATTGTAATAGGAATTATAATATTGCTTATTCTAATATATGCATTGAAGTTATTTTTTAATAAATTTAGAGAAAATTCTGATGCTCAGGTACAATTTATTATTGGCACCGAATCATCTGTAAAGACTGGTATGGAAAATGCTGAATATGCTGAAAAATATGGTGTAACTGGATGGGGTGCTGCTAAAGCTTTTAGTGATCAGGCTCAGGCTTTAGCAGCACAATCTAGAAGTGCATATAATAATCTAGAAGTGGATTACAAGACTAATGAGGTAAAACTTAGAGTAGAAGAAACAGAAAGATATGCTCAGAGGGCTTTAAACGCATTTAATAATCTAAATAGAAAAATAGTACCTACTGAGAGATACATTGGATGTTATAAAAGAACTGGGGATATTATGCGTGGTGATGGAAGTAGTAGCGGTATTACAAGAAAGGTAGAAGGTTTAACACCTTTCCTTGAGGAAGATTTGGTAGTTCCAAGAGATGGATCATTTCTTACGGTAAATCAGTGTGCAACTATTGCACGTAATTTAAATTATCCTTATTTTGGCATGACCGATAGTCATAGAACTTATGATGTTAACTTAGGTCAATGCAGACTTTACATTGATAATAAAGATCAGCCATGGCAGGAGGGTGACGATACAACTAATCCACTTGGTATAAAAATGACCGACGATGATTTATGTTCCCCCCCTGGAGGTATAACCGATGATAGTAATGAATGGAAGAAATATGTGACAGATGTTCCAGGGGGTGAGGGCGAAGGAGGTTATGGAGGCGATGGGCGCGGAAGGCCCGGAAGATATTCAGTAAATCCTTACAAGTCTCCTGAAAATGCCGATAAAATAACTATAGAGGTTGACGGAAATATAAAAACAGTTGCTCCATGGTTGGGTGGAAGAAATGGACTTATAGCCATTTATCAGGCTAGAACTAGGTTAGATAATATAGACGAACCTTTTATAGAACAAGATGATGACCCCAAATGCGAAAATTTCAAAGCCGACAACCTACGCGTAAATGTAAATGTTGTTTACCCTACGAATGATGATGGTAGAGAATTACCTCTACCATTTCCAAATTATGGACCGACGAACAATGGGGTGTGTAAAGACGGTGATGTTATGAAGTACAATCCTCAATATATAGACCCAAATGAATTTCCTGAATGGGACCCATGGCAGTTAACAAGTACAAAAACAGGGGAACCTGTTAAATGGCCTCATATAAATTATCTACTAAGTAATAGAGATCTCTGGGTCGTGGCAAACGACGAAACTGTATTAGGACTAGTAGATATGCGAGATCGGGCATTAATTGACAGATCTACTGGTGAAATAAGAAATACAGATGTACAAATAGAATACGATAACGACACGTTAAAAGGTATAGCTAAGACGTCGACTGGGGGTACTATAGGAGAAATTTTTTTCAATCCATATCGTATGTACAATAGGGATGCAGATGATAGATGTGGTGTTCCTCAGGTAAATTGTTATTGGGTTGATCATGTAAAACAAGAATCTGAGGGTAATAGTTGCTCAGATTTTATCCATATGAATGACGTTGGCTTATATTATGGTTACGCGCGACAATGCTCTCAAGCGACCTATAACGCGAGGCGCTGTTCTCATAAGGAAGGAACACCATTTACAAAAGATATGGAACCCGAACCCCTCTACGACGGTAGAAAAAGACCTACTGCGAATCAGGCCGAAGAATCTTCTAAGTTTTATAGATGCCCTTCTTTCCTTGAAGACGAATTAACTGCAAATGAACAGGCTTTACTTTTACAGGGAACCCTAGATGCTTCCGAATTGGGGGATTTCAGTGTTAAACCCCAACCCCCATCCCCTCAGGGTCCACCCGGAACCCCCGGTCTTAAGGGAGATACAGGAGTAAGAGGTCCACGGGGTATAGAGGGGGTTCCAGGAGAAAACGGTTTGCGAGGATTAAAGGGCGAAAAGGGAGAAAGGGGAGAAAAGGGAGAAGAAGGAACACCTGGTACAGCAGCTGCAAAGGGAGATAAGGGAGACAGTGGAGACGAAGGAGAAGAAGGAGATGATGGTACTGACGGTACTGACGGTAAAAAGGGAGACGAAGGAGAAGAAGGAGATGATGGTACTGACGGTACTGACGGTAAAAAGGGAGACGAAGGAGAAGAAGGAGATGATGGTACTGACGGTACTGACGGTGGAAAGGGTGAAAAGGGTGAAAGGGGTGAAAAGGGTGATCCGGGAAGAGGCTCCTCTTCTATTACACCGGGGGGTTTTTTAGTTTTTTAAATCATCAATAAAAATATTTAATAAATATAAATGTAAATGAATGATAAACATTTATTAACACTTATATTTATTTTTACAGTAAGTTATTTAATAATATGGAGTATAGATTCTAGTTTAGAGTCCAATACTAACTCAGATAAAACGTTAAAAAGATCCGACTTACCGGAACGTACAGAAGATGTGTCTGAATTGACAAAGATTTTTTATATATCTGTAAGAGATGCGTTACCAACTGAAGACATTCCTTTTCCAGATTTAGAACGATTAGAAGATGCTTTAGAATATAAAGATGTTGTGATTGCAATGAAAGGGACGCAAGGTATTGCGGAAAATTCTGAATGGAGTATGGGGGTCAGTGATATTGGAGACTGGCGAGGATCCGGTTGGAATGGGAAAGCTTTTGAAACCATAACAGGGAGATTTAGGCCTGTTAACGGATTTAATGACTGGATGCACGGTAAATACAAGTCAAAGGGAGATGGATATAAACTAGTTAACTTATGCGATAGTAATTTAGACCGTCAAATTAGAGAAGAATCTCGCCCCAGAGATGAAACAATAAAAGTGATACCAGGTGGAAAGTCAATTGTATATAAAGACTCAATGGCACACTGGTCTGAATCAAAGATTAAAAATACAAATGGGGTTAGGGGTTCAGAAGAAGTTCATAGGGGTGTTTATAGTGGCAAGGGTGCGGGTGAAAATTATTGGTCATTAACCAAAGGTACACTCGGGTGTGTTACAAAAAAATCAGAAGGTTGGGGCATACCTAACTTAAGAGATATTTTTGACGGAGCACAAAGTATGCACAACGGTGGTATAATAGGTGGCACTGGAATAGGTTACGATGATGTGGAAAGATATTCGGAAAATGGTTTTATAATTGATGCTCGAATTACTCTAATGAGACTTGTGGCCTCTAAGGATGAGGCTCTAAAAGATCCAGATGCATTTATTTCACGGTTAAATTCTATTGTAAACGGTAAAAATGAAAACACTGTAGATATAGATGCTTTAATTACTATAGGAAATGAACCCGCCTTTAGCGCCATTAGTATTTACAAACCTGAATACAAAAATGATATAGATGTAGCTAAAAGACTTTACAATAAAATTAATACTAAAATTACTATATTAAAAAAAAATGTAACTAATAATTTAAAATCTGATTCAAATCCAAATCCAGATATCAACGATCTTAAAGATGCTATAGATGAAATTAAAGAAAATGCTAGAATTAATGAATATCTTATTCAGTTTGTAGCCGATGCCGAAGATAATTATAAAATACTTGAAGACGAATATGAAGAAATTTATAGATATTCAAATAACTTAAAATCAAGAATACTATTATCTTTACCAAATGAAAATAGACCATATCCTAACATAGATAATTTACAAAATATATTAGATGTTTCTTTTAAATCAGAAGATTCTAAAAGAATATGCAGAAGTGAAGATGGCTGTAGAAGATTCTTAGGTGAAACTTTTAGTTATGATGCAGAACTTAAATTAGAATGGCTTAAAAATCAAGAGGATGAACGTATTGGAGAACGTTTAATAGCCAAAAATAACGCAGATGACTCAATTATAGAATATGAAAATATGATAAATGATTTTGTATGCGTAAAAGATCCAAGTCTCAAAACAGAGGCCGATTCAGTCGAAGAGAAAGATTTGGGTGACATAGAAATGTTAGTAAAAATAGGCGTAGATCCAAATGATAAACCGTCTGGTGAATTATTTGATCATGAATCGTGTGGTGTAGGAGAAAGAGCTAGAAGAATAGCGTCTTATGGTAGACAGTCATTGCTCTATTCTAGGATGATTATGTTTAATATTATTAATTTAGCTTACGAACAAGAACAGGCTGGAATAATAACAGTCGGGCAGCTTAATGTCCAAAAAGCTTTGGCAATACAAGAGGCTTCTAGAGGAATTCAAGGACTTAGGGGACCCAAGGGAGAAAAAGGTGACCGAGGATTTATAGGCTCATCTGGAAGAGATGGATCTCGAGGTATTCAAGGTATTCGGGGTAATAGAGGTCGCAGTGGCACGCCCGGAACTTCTGGAAGAGATGGAAAAGCAGGTGTTGACGGTCTTAAGGGTGCTATAGGTCCTAAAGGTACAACAGGAGAGTCTGGAAGAGATGGAAAAGCAGGTGTTGACGGTCTTAAGGGTGCTATAGGTCCTAAAGGTACAACAGGAGAGTCTGGAAGAGA